GTTTTTTTTTGATGATGCAGCCGCTGGTGCTGCCGCTGATTCCTCGACACCTGGTGGAAATTCATTAAGTAATGGTGGGTCATCAGGGTCTGAATCAAGATTAGCACTAGGTGCAGGAGGCACAGCAAATGGAGCATCAGAATAAGCTGAATGTTTACTCATTCCATCACCGTCGCCGCCGCCACCACCGTCGCCGGCACTATCATCAACCCAAGCATTTGCACCACCACTGTGTCTCCATAACACACCGCCTTGTGTCTTCATAATTGGGAAAACCTCTTCAAATATATGATGCATATATTCTATGTGAAATAAACTACCTGGTTTTTCAGACACACATAAAAATTCTAAGTGTCTTAATAATCTTGCTAGTCTCAATACTGCAGATCTTCGGTCGCTTTCCTCACAAAATTCTAAAACGGATGAGTTTGCCCGTTTTCCTTCTCTAGTTCTAGTTTTAGAAGCAATTAGTGCTTCGCTAATCAATTTAATTCTCTCCTTTGGATTCGCACGAACAACTACTGTTTCTTCACCGCCTGCAGCAGAACTTGATGCTGCTGAAGCTTTTTTTCTGGTATAAGTTAGTGTACAATAAGCTTGAAAATATAACAAAACATCATTAAAAGGTTTATGTGGAAAATCATATTCAAGACAAGATGCTCTTATAACGTCTTCTGAAGAGTCAAACGGGACAGAGACTGAATCCGCTGCGTGTCCACAATAATTAAAAGTAGCACCATCTTCTGTATATGAAGTATTAACTAGTGGAACTTGCCCATCTTCTACACACCCACCTTGTCTTTCAGCTAATTGAAATAAAAAAACTTTAGCACTGTTAGCAGGTTCTAAGCTTTCTTCCACTGAAACATCCGCAAGCCAGTCAACAGGTGTTCCATCTTTTTTTTGTCTTCTATTCAATCTACTTCTAATCTGATATCCTCTTAACAATTCTAATACATCGGCAGTAATATTTCCTTGGCTAAATTCATGGTCAGCTAATAATTCATTAATAAAACCTATTCTAGTATTAAATGGTATCTCAGCATAATTTCTGAGTAAATTTAAATGTTTAATTATACTTCTAGCACCAAATGCATCTCTCTGTATCTTCTCGTATAAAAAGGCAGATGCTAATAAAGTAAAAAGTGGTTTTGCATTATCTGGTGTTGCTTCAATTACATCAATATCCGGTGGGTCTTCAATAATATCAAACCAAATTTGTTGGTCTGGTTCATTTAATCTTTGTCTGTATTGCCGTGTTGTATCAACAATTATTTGTATTTGATCTTGAATAAAGCTAGGGTTTTCCCTCAGCTGGGCGTCTAGATCCATATTTTGGAGTCTTTCCAAAGCTTCTCTAACAGGATTTAAAAAATTAAATTGCACTTCTTCTGCTGATTCTCTACCAGTTAAAAAAAATAAATCATATAATTTATGATACCATTTCAAATTAACCGTGGCCCATCTTTTTATATTCTGTATAACTGATTGTGCTTGTGCAGCATTATTCATATCTGCAGGTGAACTAATAAGGTAATTAATATTAGCTAAAAATCTATCAATTTCTTGAATTCTTCTTGCCTTTATTGCAGATAAATTAGGATTATTACTAGTTGATGCGTCTTCATAACTTGCAGCGGCCATATCTTATATAATAAAATAAGATAATATTATTCTAAGTGTATAGTTTCTACATTACATTGTTTACAGAATTTTCCAACTAATTCATCATTTTTATAATCTTCTAAATATTTAATTTCTTTTATGCCTGATGCTAAAAGCAATCGTGTGCAAATAATACAAGGGTAGTGCGTTATATATGCAGTGCTACCCTCACAACTAACTCCACGCTTAGCACAATCACATAATGCATTTTGTTCAGCGTGTACAGTAGCTTGTTCATGATTATTTCTAACAACAGATTCGTGAGGGCAACCAGGTAAGAAACCATTATATCCCTGTGAAATAATCCTATTATTCTTAACTAAAAGACAACCGACTTGGAGTCTTTCACAAGCAGACCTTTTTTTTGTAGCTAACAAAATTTCTTTAAAATAATCATCCCAAGAAGGTCTTTGTAATGGCATTTTAAAAAATATGATAATTATTATTTAAATAATTATAATACTAAATAACTAAATGACTGTTATAAAATTTAGAGTATCAGATGAACATTTCCAAGGTTATACAGTAGAGTTGGATTTGGATTACTATGATTCTTTTGATGAAATATGTAAACAGGTAAAGGAAACTTTGCTGGTTCACTTAGATTTACATAACTTTACAAGATTAAAAGAAAAAGCAAAAAAAATAAATTTTCATTTTCATGATATTGAATTTGGAGATTTGTTATTAATGGAAGAAAGAAGTTTAGTTTGGATATGTAATCATTGATTCTTTGCATTTTCAAAGCTATTTTTATGAAATTTATATCTAGTACCAGGTGGCCGATATAATATATGGTTAATCCAATTACTTACTATAATGCTGTTTTTTAGTATATCAATCGCTTTTGTTTTATAATATTCTTCAACTAATTTTTTTTTTGCAGCTTTCATTAAATTATTGCGTGTAAATGCCCCGTAGCCTCTATAAGAGCCAAAGCTGCCATGTTTATCAAATTCAATAGCCATACATTCTTTAATTATAAATGATAAATTAGCAATATCCTTGAATATATAACGCACATTATGTTTCATATTTCTAATTCTTTTCCATTCAGTAGAACAAGTCATAACTAGGAGTATATCATCATAAACATATTGTCTATTAGGTCCAGTAGTTTCATACCAAGGTCCATCCATTTTATAATATTATTATAATTATTATAATTAGTTTAAATAACTTTTATAAATTAAATTCAATTTATTTTTTTTTTTTTCCATCGTTTTTATCTTTTTTTTCCAGTTTAATACCAAGTTTTCTTGCTATTTTTTGTATAAAGTTTTTATTATATCTTGCTTTACAAGTTTCAATATCAGAAATCATTTTAACAGGAATACTCATTCTTGAAGCAAGATCTTTTTGTTTCCATTTTTTGACTACCCTAGCATCAATAATTTGTCTAGCAATTTCCTTAGGCACTCTCTCTATTTTTCCAGCCTCAGTAGATTCATCTAATTTTTTATTTTTACTAGAAGTTTCTTTATATTTCTGTTTTTCTTGTGTTTGTTTTTTAAGTAATTTAGATTTTTTTAATGTAACTTTTCCACCATTAATGATAACAGGTTTCCAATTTTGATGATCCATATATTTAATATTAATAGATATAATATTAAATTGAAATAAAATAAGTTAAATTATTGTTTTTTAATAAAATGAAATACCTGGATGAGTTAGTAAAAGTTAATTCAGTATTAAATGAAAAAATATTTAAACTAGAGAGAGAACTAATAAAAACAAGAGCAGAGATTAAGAAAAACAATAATATACTGTGGAATAGTTGTGATCATGAGTGGGTAGATCAACAAGATAGTTCAATGTATGAAAAATCAACATATAGATGTAGCAAGTGTAATTTAATAAATGACCATAGGTTATATACGATAAGAAGGTAATAAAGTAATATCATCTTCCTCAATGACAGCTTTAGTACCTTCAGGAACAGCAGTAGGAATATTCGTTAAAATAATTAGAAGAGCGATAAGTGTAATCAACCCAAAAAATATAGTTAAAAATCTATCTTGATCTTGCATATATATAATTAAAAGAAAAACCTTTTTTTCTTAGTTTTCTTTTTTCTCTTTTTCTTTTTCTTTTTTTTAGTTTTAGTTTTATATTTTTTAGCTAATGCTATATCGCCAGGAACATATTTTAAAAAATGAAAATTCCATTCTTTGGAGCCCCTTTTATTTTTCAACTTTTTAAATAGCTCTGATTTTTTTGCTCTAATTTTTTCTTTTGTATGTTTTTCGTCACCATAGCAATCAATGCTAAATCTTTTAAGAATTCCTTTTTGCTTAAGTCTATTTTTTTCTTGTACAGCAAATAAATAATGACTCATACAAAGTATTCTTTGTGGATCATAATATTTACGATTCAAATATAAAAATGCTAAATAAAAACTAAGCATCGTATCAATTGTAGCAATTTTAATACTTCTACCAAATTGTCTTATGACATTATAACTATGGCAAGCTAATGGTTCATAAATAAATGCGACAGATTCACCTTTAACAGATACATCATAATGAGGTGCCACCACCTCACCAACTCCATTTTTTTTTGTAACTTTAACATTTTTAATACTATTATCTTCAAGATATTCTTTTAGAACATTAGCAGTAGTTTCAGGGTCTTTTGAAAGAACATCAAAATCAGGTATTTTATCCATATTATAGTATTTAAATTTTTTGAGATTTTTAATAAAGAGTTTATTAGCCATTGCACCAAAAAAAACTACACTTTGATTTATCAAACATTCTCTAGTTAGCTGAAATAAATTAGATGTAAAGTTTTGTGGGATTTTAGTATTAGGATCAAACATTCTTTGTATTTCTACAAAGTCACAATCTTTACCTTTTAAAGGGAAATTTTTATTAAGAAGTGTTAATCTTTTCAAAACCTTTTCCCATCTACTAACATCACCTTTAGGTCTTGATAATTCTAAATACATAAGCATACGCAAAAAATTAGGAGGACTATAGTAGATACCTTTAACATTTCTAGCTTGTTTTTTAATTTTTTTATAAAATTCAGGCACCTGTAAACTAATATCAGCGACAGGTATAAAATTAACAAAAACTTTAAATGTTCCAGTATGGGAACCAGCTTTAGCCTCAACTTCATCAAACCCTTTTTTATAATACATATCAGCTAACTTAATGGCATCTTCCATTGGAGTAGGTGAAAAAAAATCATAATCAGGAAGTTCGATATCTTTATTATAAAATTGGTCTTCTTCGGGTAATATATTATTTATCGCAGTGCCTCCATAGCATACTCTTCCAGTTTTTTTTAAAAAATCTTCAACAATGCTTATAATTTGTATAATTTCAGGATTATGTAACATTTTTTTACCCTGTTTAGTTTCAGCTTTATCAACAGCATGTCTTAAAATAGCTAATTCGCATTCTCGAAACGTCATCTTTTTATCACATTTCATATTGCTTAATATATAATGTGAAAAAAATTATGTTTGAATGGATTGCCCCCATTCAGTTTTCTTAATTTTAGGTTTATTTAATATCTTTTGTTTATCAGGGTTTTCCAATTGTTTTACAACCAATCTAAGTCTTTCAGGTTTAAGAACAAATGCAGAACCCTTTTCTTTGTTGAAAAAATCATATGCATTTTGCATATTAGCATCAATGTTTTGGTAATTCATTGCTACCATTTGCACACCGTGATTATGGAAGGCAGCAATATCAATATTACTATTTTGAACAGATAAATCAGGAATTAGCATAGTAAGAATAGATTTATTTTCATCTTCTAAACCTTCATAATCATTTTCTCTCTGATTTTGAGCATCAGAAAGTCTTAATACTCTAAAATCTTGTGAGTTAGAAGCAGATGACATATTAACAACTTCATTAAATTTAGTATCTCTATAAGCTAAACTTTTTTGGTTACACATAATAATAACTTTACCCATTAGTTGATTTAAAGGAGTATGAGGAACTTTAGTAGTAGACCTACCACCATAACTATACTCAGGTCCTAATAATTTATTTTTAAATTTAGAAATAATTTCAGAATGTAATGCATTATAATCTAATTTATCACATTTTATTCTAAAATTTATAAATAGCGGGTCTTTTGGATTATCACAACCATTTAATGAAAAAGCATATCTATTTATAACATCTAATACACCATTGCTACCAAGCAATGATAAACTATTATAAGACCCTTTAACAATTCCTGTTGCAAATGGCGAAACAGCAACAACCGGTTTATTATCAACCATATATATTTCCAAATCAATAACCCTAACTCCTTGTTTAATAACAGTTTTTAAAATATCCATTGAAACATAATCATTTAAAAAATCACCTATACAGCAAGAATTATAACTGCTACAGATATAGTAATCTAATAATTTATATTGATAATCTTTATCATTTGGATTAATAGATTTCATATTTACTGGAGAACCATTATCACTTTCTCTCTTATTTTCATAAGCTGCCTTTATTTTATTAGCGTTCCTTTGTTCGGCATTATTATTATATAACATCCATACAATTACACTTACTGTAACAACTAAAAAAAATACAATAATAATTATTTCAGTGCTCATATAAAATATAAAAATATAAAAAAATCCTAAATGAATATATTTAACAAAAATAATTATATTAAAATAATTTATCATTATATTTTAAATGCCTGGAGGACTTTTAAATTTAGTAGCAGTAGGACAAGAAAATATTTTACTCACAGGAAATCCAAAAAAAACTTTTTTTACCTGTTCTTATAAAAAACATACTAATTTCGGTCTACAACGATTTAGAATTAATTATGAAGGTCAAAAAACACTATCATTTTCAAAAGAATCAGTATTTGAATTTAAAATACCTAGATATGCTGAACTTTTAAATGATACATATATTGCTTTAACTTTACCCGATATTTGGAGTCCTGTTTTTGATTGTTCAAGTAATAATATAAATGATGTATCTAATAATTTTATACCTTATCAATTTCAGTGGAATAAATATTTAGGTGCTAATATGATTAATAGAATAACAATTCATTCAGGTGGTAATGTTTTATCACAATATTCTGGTGAATGGTTATATAATCAAATAGAAAGAGATGATACAGGAAAAAAGGAGTTATGGAACAGAATGATAGGCCACGAACCAAGATTGTATGATCCTGCATCTGTAAATAATGGTTTTTATCCTAATGCTAAATATGATGCTAGTGGATGTGAACCATCAATTAAAGGAAGAAAATTATATATACCCCTTATGGCTTGGTTTTGTAACAGTTCAAAATCAGCTTTACCATTAATAGCATTACAATATCAAGAAGTTTATATTAAAGTTGAATTCAAAGCCATTAAAGATATGTTTACTATTATGGATGTACCGCCAAATGTAAATTTGAATAGTATTCCAGATGTTTTTATAAATTATAATGATAATGAAATTAGAGGTGCTTGGCCTAATTCTGTAAATAATAAAGATATTAGAAAATCTCCAACACCAACAGAAATGAACCATCAGTTATGGATCTTTTTACAACAACCACCATTAAATAATGATGATATTAATTCATTAGGACCAATAGATGGAAGATTTATTCAAAAAAATGAATGGTTTGTTGATTTACATTTAATAGGAACTTATATATTTTTATCAAATGATGAAAGAGAATGTTTTGCAGCATCAAATCATAACTATCTTGTAAGAGAAGTATATGAACACGAATTTGATAATATAACTGGTTCATCTAGAGTAGATATAATAGCAAGAAATATGGTTAGTAATTTATCATTTAGATTTAGAAGAAGCGATGTCTATCTAAGAAACGAATGGTTTAATTATTCAAATTGGAATTGGGAAGATTTAAAACCTTATGAAATGTCAAAAAAGAATTTACATAAATTAAGTGGTGTAAATCCACAACAGTATAGTATAATTAATGGTTTTCAACGAGATTTTAAGATTGAGAATAATAAAAACATACTACTTGATATGGGTATTTTATGTGGTGAAGATTATAGAGAAAGTATTTTCGATTCTGGATTATTTAATTATATTGAAAAATGGAATAGAACAACTGGGACTGCAAAAGATGGTCTTTATTTATATAATTTTTGTTTAGAAACAAATAGAAAAAGTTATCAACCAACCGGTGCACAAAATGTAAATAAATGGAAATTTATTACTTTTGAGTTTAATACATTAGAACCACCTAGAAATCCAAAAAACACTTCAGATATTGATATTCAATGCGATGAACTCGGTAATGTAATTGGTGTCAGAAAAGAAGTGTTTAAATTAAACAAATTCAATTATGATTTGAGGGTTTTTGAAGAACGTTATAATGTAATTAAAATTGCATCTGGTGGTATTGGACTTTTAAATGCTAGATAAATAAATTATTATTTATTATTTATAATTTATTTATAATTGATATATGCTATTATATGGTGAATAGTAAAATCCTGATTTATATATATCGGGTTTTTTTATTTTAATTTTATCATAATAATTATTTGCAATAAAAACATCTTCATCATCTTCCATATGTTTTTTATAGTCAGGTATACTTTCTATAATAGGATATTCATTTTCAGTTACACTATTGAAATTAGATAAAGTTGCCTCACCTATATCTTTTTTTTGAGCGTAATAACCACACCCATCTGGAGCATTTGGATTAGGACAGTCTAGTTCTTCTCCACAGTTTGTATTATCAATTATTTTTTTTGGAGCGCATTTACTACAATGATAATCATATTGACAACTATTTATTCCATCACCATTTAAAGCTAAATTAGGATCACAAATCCAGGGACATCTTTTTTTAATACTTCTATTAAGTCCAGCCCCTTCTTCAATAATATTACTATCACAACTAGAAGTGAGTTTAGTTGCTGGTATACAATTTGCCATTTTACATTTTTCTTTCATTTCTTCTGTTAAAGGATTTTCTTTTCCATAATATCTTGCACGTATTTCTAAACAATCATCTGGTTTTGGTATATTACAATCAATGTCTTGCATTTCATTATTACTATATGGACAATCTATACCATCAATTGAAGGTTTTATAACTTTATAACTTCTATAATATACTGGAAAATCTATATCACTTGTTTTTTTACATTCATTTCTTATTTCTCTTGTACTTTTATCCACCATTTCATCTGACCAAGGTAACCAACCACCTATACAATCATTATTTTGTTCTGTTATATAATTAGCACAATTTGGCCCCACGCATTGTCCAAAATAATTTTTATAACCATCATCATTTTCTAAATTTTCTCTTATATTTAATTTTAAATAACAAAAATATAATATAAAAATTATAAAAATGTATAATATTATCATACTCATTAAAATATAATAAGATTATTTATTTAAATAAACCCCAAGATGAATCAAGCGTATCTATATCTTCGGTTTGCTTAATCATACTATTAATTGAATCATCATCCATTTTTCCAATACAACCAAACATATTATTTGTATATTCACATTTAGGATGATTTGGGTATGTCGAACAATCAATTTCTGATTTTTCACCATTCATAAGATTATTACCATATTCATTTGCACTTTTTTCAGATGTATTTTCTGGATTTTCCATTGTATTACTATTATATCCTGCAGAACCTGTTGTACCACCTGCTGCTCTATTTACATTTGCAACAGAACCATCTATTTCAAATGTATCTTCTTCTTCCTCATCACTATTTTCAAATGCACCTGCTAAACTTCCTCCTCCTCGTCTTGCTGCAGATTCTACCTGTTCTCTCTGAGAAACACCTCCCGCATCTCCAAAAAAACCTCGTAAATCATCATCTAAACTAATAAATGGATCATCTGGTGGATCATAACTACCACAACAATCACCACTTATATCATTAGGACAGAATATATTGCTTCCACAATAAATATCTTTAGTCCATTGTTGACCTCTAAGAGCATCTTTTCGGATTTTATCAAAATCCATTCCATCTGTATTCGCAGCTTTATAAATTATTGATGGAGCACAACTTTCTTTACATTCCTGATCAGTAAGACAAATATTTTTGTATGTTGGGTCTTGCTTTCTTTTTTCTTGTTCTTCATTATATTCCTCTGATAAAGCATTGGTATCACATTTTTTGGCACATTTTTTAAAGTTAGTATTATCCTTTCTAAAAAGATGACGACCACAATTCCCATCTATTTTTGTTGGATTAGAACAATTGGTCAAACAAGTTTTATTCCATCTTGTAATAGCTTCATTACAAGATGTATATATTTCAGAATATCTCTGTGAACCACTTTTAATAACATCTACATATCCTGGTTTTTTATCATCCGTCATATTACAAGTCTCCCCAGCCATTCCTTCTAAATTTCTGTTATAATGTTTTAATATATATGCTACTGCTAATAATAATAATAATATAAATAGATATCTGATCATATATATTATTATAAATAAAATATTTTAATTTCCTAACAAAATATAATTATTTTCATAGGGTGATTGATAATTTCCATCAAATGTTTTTCTACTACCTCTGGGTCCTTTTGATTTCTTATATAAATATTTTCCAGCATCATCACTATCTGATAATTTTTTCCAATTTGAAGTTAATTCTTGCTCCTTCTTTTTATAAGCCTTTCTTTTTATTAATCCCCATTGACTTGATTGTTCATCTAAATCTTCAGTAAATAACAAACTATTATTACAGAATCCATTATCTTTATCAAAATCACAGTTATCTTTTGTTTTCTCAATTCTTGTTGATATCCATTCTAAATTTATATAACTAAAATTTTTATTTGTTTTTCCTAATTTTAATAATGCTTTAATTACTGCCTCTTTATTATAAGATAATTTTAACATATCTCCACCATTTGCTTCTTTATACTCTTTTGTATCTTTAAATTTATTTAATTCATTTTTTATATCTAGATTAATTTTTTCTAATCCTCTAGTTCTTTCAAGCCAGTAAATTACCTTTTTTTCAAGATTAAATGTAAAAATATATCTTGTTTTTAAAATATTAAGTGTTTTTCCTAGATTACTATAATCTTGTTTATCTAATGATTCACCTATTGTCCCGCTTTCATCAAGCTTAAATCGTTTAATTTCACTATCAAAATAATTTTTAAATTTTGAATCTGCAGTATCTTTTGTTAGATCTAGATTTTCAGCCTCATATAAATTATCTGTTACAGTTCCTGTATCTCTAACTGAATTTGCCATCTTTTGGTTATTTGCACTAGAAGCTGGTTGTCCATCATCACCAACACAAACACCTTCGATGCACGTAAACCCTGTTCCAAAAGTGTTACAATCAACATCTTCGCTACATCCTATTAGTTTTAATTCCTTATTATTATCATAAGCAACGGGTGCATATACTCCATTCTCTCCAACTCTTCCTGCGGTTTCCAAATCATTAATAGTAGCAGAAACGAACTCATTCTCACCAGGTTTTTTATAACCACCTCGATTATTATCAGGCAAGCCGCAAAAATTATATGAACCATTAGAATCAACACCATCTCTACAACGAGATAAAATATTATTAGTACAATATTGAGATTTACGTAAGTCTGTATCAGATATTTTTTGAACTGGGTTTATTATTTTTTTATCTGAATCATCTTTTATATAATTAGTAGTTATATCCCTATCTGATTTATACCGACCTTCAATCAAATCCCAATCTTCTGTGCTAGGAACAATAGGTTTTCTTAGGTCGCCTTCACAAATATTATTATTACACATTGGCTTAAAAGGGGGGCAAAATTTGTGTGTTCCAACTTGATATACAAAGTCTCTCGTGACTTTAGCTTTATCGAAGTTAATATTTGTATCTTTTGTTCCATCAGGATATTGATATTCAGTATAATTCTTTGTGCAAGGCATATTTTTATCAGAAGAATTTGGTATATTTTCAATTTCATATTTATCTCCTTTTATTTGCGTCTGAAAGTAATTAGAAGCGGAAGTCCATTCAGCTGGTGTAAATCCTAGCCCATTTGCATTATATGCATTTTTGATTTCTGTTTCTTTTGCTTCTTTTTCTGCCGTTGTCATTCCCTCCCTCATATTTGTAAATGGTTCACCGCTTTCAACCGCATCTGGCATCCAAAAAGTATGCCAAGTGGTTTCTCTGCTCCCGGTAGCAGGATGCTGGACGAGCGACCCAGGTTTTTCTCTTTTTGCATTTATAATAGGCACGGCCTTTGTAGCATCCCGTGGAATTTGGTTTTTATCAGTGGCGTTAGCAGAATAGCTATCACTTGAAAAGAATAGACATTTATTTGGTTCATTATAAGGCATATTATATTTAAAATTAAAACCTGCACAAGGTTTACCCCAATTTACGCCTCCAGCATTTTGTTCACAAGTTATTTGACAATCTTCTACTTTTAAATCGTTACTTTCAACCCATCCTGGTACACCATATTTTCTATAAATATATTGCTTGTTTCTAGATTTTACTTTTAATGCCTTTCCTTCATCCTCATTCCACTTAGCTTTTGGTTCTGTTTGAACAACGACTCCTGACCCTGTTCCTGTCCCTGCCACGACGGGGGCTGCGCCGCCACCCACAATGGCCGCGGGGGCGGCTGGACCCACAATGGCCGCGGGGGCGGCTGGACCAGCAGAGGTCTCACAACAGTTTCCGGTAGCAGAGAAATCAGAATTCACGCATGGAGTTCCTGCACATCTTGTGGCTGCATCGGTTACAGCATCTAATCCTGCACCACAAGAAAGTGTTGCTGATGCTGATGAACATAGCTGAGGCTTTGTTTTACAACAAGGTCCTGATTCTAAGAAATCAGAAGCTTCGCAAGCAGAGCCACGGCATTTCGCCCCGGCAACAGCATCTAATTTTGTTCCACAATTCCGTGAATCACCTGAACAGAGTGGTTGAACAACACAACAACTCCCACTGCTTTTAAAATCTGCTTGGTAACAAGTATCACCAGCACAAGAAGCAGCAGTATCTACAATCAGGGCTCGTTGACTGCAAAGATTGCGTAATCCAGCCGTCGCCGCAATGCAAGGTTGAAAAGCTTGATAAGTAGAGTCCGGAACACAACCATTAAGAACATAAGGTTCACCGTCTGCTGTGCAAGCATCTGAACTAAAACCTCCACCACTTAATTTGAAACCAGATTTACAACCTGTTACATTTACATTAAAATTAGCAATAGTTATATCATTTTCTTCAAAATTATACATATTTGCATCCGCGGGTCTAATACAAGCTTTCTTTTCACAACATCTATTATTGTTATTATCCTTAGCATTTTTATCATAAACAAATAAACTAGTAGCTAGCAATTTTGCATCATTTTTAAGTTTCCAATTTGTTTTACATAGTTCTTTTTCAGCATCAGGTGAAAATTTTGCTTTCCAACCCGCGCAGTCATTTTTTTCTTTAAAATTATCATCTAAATCTTCATACGAATCGCCAGTACCATTAACTCCTATAAATCTATTTGTTAACTGTGTCATATAATTATTTTCAGAATTATTAGGCGATATGTTAGTTATAAAATTGGTAATCTTTCCAGGTATTGAATTCCAAGAACTATATTTAGTAGCATTATTTCCACCAGGTTCTTTTCGATATTTAATTAACTCCTCAGCACTATTCTGATATGTTCCGAAAGCTTCTTTGTGAACTTCGGGATAATATGTTCTCTTATCAATAATATTTGTGTCAACTGTATTGCCATCACTGTCTACTTCAGTTATTGTAGACTTCCATAGACCCCCCTGGTGTGCATCTCCCCAATTCGTTTGTAAATTATCTATAAGACCTTCGTTATTTTCTTTTATAAATTGATATTGATTTTGATTTTTTTGAAATTTCCAAGATGGTTGGTTATCAAGTCGATTCGAAATATCATCTTCAATCTCTGCAGATACTGTGCTAGATTTTTGACAACTACCCCTTTTATTCTTTATGTTATCAATATCACAACAAGAAAATATATCAGGATGTGGTTGTCCTATTCGTCCATCGTTATTATCCTTATATTCTTTTTGACATACTTTACTCGAGCAATATAAATTATCAGAATTATCCTTAAAAGTTATGGTACTTCCAAATGTATTACAAAAAGTGGGATCATTAATTGAGCTGCATTTTGCGTTTACAGAACAACATACTGATGCATCGTTTGTAGAACACTCACTATATTTACAATGATTATCAGCTAATAATGTTTCCGTTTTAGAATTTTCTTTACAACTAATTTTACCATTTTCTCCATTAGGGCTAAATCCATCGCTACATTTTTGTTGTATTGGGTTATTATCTTTATAGTATTCAACAATAAATTTGTTAAAGGATTTATTAGGTGGTATTGTGAATTTTATAGATAAATCATTACGTTCAATTCCATATAGAAAATTTTCTGAATCTTGTACCCATAAATATTTACTATCACCACCATAAACATTAATAATATTATTCTGAATAGAATTAGTTACTTCTTGTTTTTCGTGAAATTGAGTAGTTCCATCTACTGCAAAGATTGTTTCATCAATAGTAATTTTAAATAATTTATTATTATCTACAAACCATATAATATTTTCATTATTTCTATCACCAGAAATTTGAGTTATCGAACTAGCAGAATCATTATATATAAATTTCCAATTCCATAATTCACCGTAACAAGGTTTTTTACAACAATGTATTCCGTTTTTTTCAGAACTATCTTTTTTACTTAAAATAAAAATATATCCATTTTCCCAATTATCATTAGATGAATTGGTAATTTTTACAGGATTATATTTAGCTCTTCTGTTTATAACATTATCAACAACTATATTATTCCACCAAATATCATTAGTTTGTTTGATTAATGTGGAATTATTACTAGTATCTTCCCACCATTTATTATATTCAGCAGAAGATGAATTTATAAAAGGAATTAGTGTATCGCCACTAGAAGGTCTTTTAACTATTCTAAAAGAAGAACTAATTTTTTCAATAATCCATACATATAAATTATCAGCAGTCATATCTATAATTTCAAAATCTTTACCATTCGCTTTAATATTAAATTTATCATAAACCCAAAAATTATTTTTTCCATCACAGGGTTTTTTACAAACAAAAATTTTTGAACTATTATCAGAACTATTTTTAGCCCAAGCCCATAGTCTTGCACCGCTATCAGTTATACCTTCAAATCCATTTATGGTGGTGTTATTACCTATTTTTTGTGAAAAATAGTTATCTAACCCGTCTTCATCATAAGGTGACCATTCACTATTTTCATTAATGCTATGTAAATTAAAATTTTTATTAGCAGAAGCATTATCAACAGACCAAATAATACCGTTATTATCATTTAAATTAGAAAAATCAGCAGTATCGCTTTTATTTACTTTATGTTCTTCATTTAAAATTTGCATAAGTCCCTTTTTCTCATCATCTCCATATAAATCAGATATTTCAGCTTGATTTTTACCAAAACTATTTAAAGTGCTATCATCAGTTATTTGTTGACATAAAGAACCGAAACAACCATTTTGTATAGCAGTTTTATATTGATTTTTCAAATAAACGGGTTTTAAAGTTACATCATCTATTTCACCAGTTGACCACAGCAAATCTTTTTCTAAATAATTTTTATGGTCCTTGCAAGATTGAGCACCTAGTCCTCTTAAGGGAATCTCATACTTATCACCCATACCAAATTCTTTATCTAAATAATTTCGATTTTTATTATCTAAAGGATCGAGATTATAATTAAATAATTCATCATTATTTAAAATAGGGCAAATTTTAGTATCATCTTCTCTTGCTCTTGTATAACCTTCTATAGTTTTATGCCTTAATTTGCGATATATATAATAAATTAGATTTAGGATAATAAAAGATAAAACAATTAATAAAAATGAATCAATTACCATTAATATTATGTTAGATAACTTTTTTGGTGAAAATTTTTTTTAATTTAATATTTTAATATATATATTATGAATTCTTTTATAGCTGATATGAAAAAAAATACGGCAGCAATTTATAAAAAACATCAAAAAAAAAATATGGATAATTTCAAGGGTTGGGTAAACGATAGAAAAGTGGAGAAAGAGGTTAAAGAACCAAAACCTGACCCAGAACCGGAGTCAGAACCAGAAAAAAAAGAGACATTTAAGGCTGCAAAGATTATTTTTAGTATTGGTATATTTTTACTTATATTTTTACTAATTGGAATTATTGAAACACCATTCTTTGATAATCTACAATTATTTATAGATGATATTGGTGAAAGTCCATATTCTGATTATAGACCATTTAGATGGAGGAATGGAACAACTTGGCACGGTGAATGGTTTGGATGTATGCAAACAAATAGTTGGACTTGGTTAAATTATTGGTATAAAAAATTCTTTAACATATTAGCATCTTTATTTACTGTTGTTAAATACGATGAAAAAGAAAATGGAATAGGAAAAATTATGAAAGGTTTTGGTAAATTCTTTGTATTAATGGCTATGGGTTTTGTAAGTTTCTTAGGTTGGTTAATATTTCAGGTATGTTTTGGTGTATTTTTACCAATTACATCTGCAATTTATTCATTAATAATTAGTTCTCCAGATAAAAAGGATATGGAAGATAGAGGTTTATTTTATAGAGTAATTGGTTGGATATCTTTATTTTTCACATATGTTCCAACCATATTTTTTACTTGGATATTACAAATATTTTATTTTCCATTTTTGGTAATTAAACATAGAAAAAAAAATGGTGGTTTTTATGATGAAGCATTTGATTGGATAAGATTGCCAGAAAATAAGGGTGGGTTTTTTACAATATTTTCAGGGTTATTTTACTTTTTATTACCAGGATTATTTTTCTTATTGTTGGGCGATACAATATCTTTAGTTATAGGTGCAACATTTTTAATTATGTTATTATTTTTCAGCATATTTTCAATAATGAAATTTAAAGATGTTTTAGAAAAAGAAATAAGTGGTGAAATTCCTATAGTAAAAGGAGAAGAGGTTGAATTAAAAGATGGTGAAAAGAGTAATTTAAGTGAAGAATCTGTTTCTTTGGCAGAAATGAAGGGAGGGAGAAAAAAAAGAAATAATAGAACCAGAAAAACTAAGAAATATATATAATTGCTGATAAATATTTAAAATTTTTTTATAATAAATATTTAGATGGGAAAAAAAAATAAAAAGAAAAAAAAAGTTTCAGCTCTTGGAAAACCTTTTGTAAGTATATGTACGCCTACATATAATCGAAGAAAATTTATACCATTTTTAATAAAATGTTATCAATCACAAACATATCCGAGAGAATTAATGGAATGGGTAATAATAGATGATGGTGAAGATTCTGTGGAGGATTTATTTAAGGGTGTTCCGACAGTAAAATATACAAGGTTAGAAGAAAAAATGAAATTGGGTGCTAAGAGAAATTATATGCATACAAAATGTAAAGGAGAAATTATTATTTATATGGATGATGATGATTTTTACCATCCAGAAAGAGTAAATCATGCAGTAAATAGATTAAGAGGAAACCCACAAGCATTGGCAGCTGGTAGTTCTGTAATACATATTTTCTTTAAACATATTCAAACTATATATGAGTTTGGACCTTATGGTCCCAGACATGCAACAGCGGGAACATTTGCTTTTAAAAAAGAATTATTAAAACAAACAAAATATGATGATGATGCCGAAATGGCAGAAGAAAAACAATTTTTAAAAAATTACACTATACCATTTGTGCAATTAAATCCAAGAAAGACAATGTTAGTATTTGCGCATGATGCAAATACTTTTGATAAAAAAATATTATTAGAGCGGGGCGAAAATGATTTTATGAGAAAAACACAATTAAAAATAAAAGGATTTATTAAAGATAAAACTATGCGAGATTTTTATGTGGGTCAATAAAATATATTTATAAAAAAAAAAAGTATTCTATAAATATATAATGATTGCGAGATTAAAGAAGATGTGTAATTCTGTTTGTAGAACTGTTTGCAGAAAACTTGGATTACCCAAGGTTATTTGTTGCGCAGTTTTAGTTGTTGTTGCTTTATATTTAGCAAAAAAGTATTTATTGCCTTTAGTTGAAGGAATGTCACCAAATAGTGGAAAAAAGAAATTTGTTTTTTGTTACATGAATGGATGCCCGCACTGTGATAAAGCAATGCCTGCTTGGGACGAATTTGCTAAAAGTTGCAGTGAAATGGAGTGTAAGAAAATAGAGAGTAAGGAAGATGCAGAATTTATGAAGAAACACGAAGTTCAGGGATACCCTACATATTTATTACTCGATGGAACAGGCGAAAAAGTAGCAGAATATTCAGGTGATAGAAGTGTTAAAGATCTTAAGAAATTCGCCACAGAAAATGCATAATTAATTTTCAAGTTGTAATATATTTTCTTTAATATTTCTCTCTAATTCAGCTAGAAAATCTAATTTATTATTTTCAAAAAGTTGGTCGATAGTTTTAATTGATGCTGGTCGTAATTCCTTATTTCCCATAATCTTTGTTAATAAAAATACTATAATATTTTTATCTAACTCTTCATCATTTACTTCTTTATACTTTTTTTTTAATTCATCATATAATTTCATATAAGTAACAGTACATTTAATACCAATCCAATCATCCATATATTTATTAAAAAAGTTTCTAAATTTTTTATTTTCCATTAATTCGGTCAATTCTTTTAAAAAATCATTATTATTAATTTTTTTTTTCCCTTTTTCAATAATATCTAGTTTATTATTATTTAAATCAGAAATGAGTTCATTATTATATTTGATAATTTGATTTTCCATTTAAAATATATAAAAAAATCTATTTATATATTTTATAAATTTATTATTCAACTCCAGTATATCTATCTATAAATCTATATATTCTATTTATATCTAATTTATTCATACTATAGTTTTCATTACTAAACATATCATATATTTCATTTATTGAATATTTTTCTTTCAATGTTGAGAAAAACCCTAATAGATCTTTTTTGTCCATTAAAAGTTTTTGGCATAATTCATTAATAAAGAGCATATTATTATATTCTGTTGAGTATTTTGTTAAAACTTTTGTAAATCTAATATCTTTTACTTCATTTTTTTGAATAATACTATTATGATATATATTATTATTATATACAGTTTTAATTATAGAACTCATTTCATTAAAACTCCAAATTTGTTTTTGAAAAGTTATCCTATCTATATAATCAGAAATACATATATTATTTAAGATCTTGGTGTAAAAATTAATTTTTTCATTGTTATTATTTTTATTTATAGCATCAATAATATTTTCGTGATATAATAATCCAACGCTAGTTCTATCAGTATCATTCATTATTTTTGAATGTTCACTAACTTTAAATTTAGTATTAAATAATTTTTTTATTATATCTTTAGTATCTTCATTATAAATTTTTAGTTGAAACATATTTTGTATAATTTTATTTCTTAAAATACTTGCTTGATTTTTATAAATGCTAAATGTAGAATCTAATTTACGTAAATCTCCTTGGATAAATGTGATAATATCATCTTGTAAGTGTTCTTCTATATTAGGCATCATTTGTAATATTAAATTTTTTAGTTGATTATTAGTAGGCATTTTTAGTTCGATGCATTTACATACTTTCTTTATTTCTTTTATTTTTTTATCAATATGGTAATTTGCAATACAAATTATAGGATTCATTGCAATAGATTCTTTTTTTTGCTTTACTGTTTTTTTAGGTCTTATTAATTTAGTTAAAGTATTTATGCCTCCTTTATCTCCACTATTCATTCCATCTATTTCATCCATAACAATGGCCATTTTTCTTTTATTTGTTTTTGAAAACATATCAATTACGCTTTTTTCTGTTATATTATGTTTCGTTATAGTTTGAATTACACTTTTATTACGAACATCACCTGCATCAAAATAAATAACATCATAATTTAACTTTTTTAATAGCTTTTTTACAAATTGGGTTTTACCAGACCCAGGTGAACCATAGATATATATTCCTCTTATTGTTTGTAATTTTTTTTTATTTTCTTCAAAATTATTTAATGCATCAATAAAATCTTTTTCTTCTTTCTCTCTGTTTAATAGTATATTTAAATTTAGTGAATTCATAAATATATAAATAATTTTATAATTTCTATATTTTAATTGGACCAAAATGTTTTTTTCTTTTTATTTTTTCTGTTTATTTCATTTTTATAGTAGTTCAAAAACTCATTTTTACATTTATTAGATTGGTGAAAATTTATTAAATATAAAACATATTGTGTAAAGTCAGCAAATTTCCAACTTTTATATCTCCAATTTTTTAAACTTTTCCAACTCATCCATTTTAATGAACATATCTCATTAAAAATATAACTTAAATCATTTCTAATTATATTTCTTAAATAAGAATGGTTACCATAAATTTTATTTGAATTTACAATAACAAATAAATCAGAAAATAATTTTTTATTTAGATTATATTTATAAATAGGTTGCATATAAGAAAAAATAATAGGTAAAACATCTTCAGGTAATTTTTCCATAATTAATATAATTATTTATTTTATTATATTAATTTAGCACATATTTGTATTAGTAATACCATCCCACTGAACACCGTTTTCTTTAGACCATCTACATCTAGCTAATAAGTTATTTTTATTACAATCTCCCCCACAAGCCATATCTCCATTAAATGTTACTTCATCTCCTAAATTCTTTCCTAAACCTTTGGGGTTTGAACATACATTACCAGACTTAGGTAAAAAATAATCAGGACATACCCCGATTTCTGGTGGATACTTAGTATTTGATTTTGCTATTTTTAAAATTAACGCGATAACAATTAAAGAAATAATTAATATAATTGATGCAGTAACTAAAACAGTTTTTTGAAAAGACATTATATATATTTAATTATATATATTTTTTTATTTTTATAATATAAAATGAGTTCCAATGGAAGAGTTAATTTGAATGGTCATAATCCATTTGATAGATTTAAATTATTTGATAAAATTGCCAAAGATGATAAATCTACTGCTTACCGAAATGCATTAACAGGTAATTGGCAAAATACAAACTTGTCAAATACTTTTTTTTCTGCACAAAATATTGAAAATTTACAGCAAGAGATGATTAATGGAGTAGCAACTATGTCTAATGGTAGATTCAATATAGGTAAACAAGATGAAGATACATTAAAAATAATAATGAGAAGTACATATTTACAGAATGCTAAACATAATGACCAACCAGTAGAACAACAAGTTCAACAATTAAATAAAATTGTTTTAGATTACTGTGTTCCACAAATATATGGTGAAGCACAGGGTTATACACAATATAAAAATGATGTTAGTAATTTGGCAGTACCTATAGATCGCCCTGTATCAACTTATACAAACAATACTTTAGAATATAAAAAATGGTTTTAGAATTATGGTATTGGATTAGGTAACATAAATGGTAATGGTTCTGGAACAGTTTCTTTTGCTTCACCCGGATAAACTATTGCATTTTCATTATCAGTTAAAACTTCTATTTCTAACATATCTTTATCAATAATATTAAAAGATGTAAATTCTGTCATATATGCACTCAATGCTTTGTTATTTGCTATAGAATGCGATGATATATAATAACAATTATATATTTTCATTAATACAAGTATCATATAACTAAAATATGGTGCTAAGCCAATTGTCCAAAAAATCTCATCATTGTATAATATTATATTTGAAATAATAAAATTAATAGAAAAAATAAAAAAACAACCTAATGTCATATTTTTATAAAGTCTATTATAATAATTTAGGGAACTGCTAAGGTTAGGCTTATCTTTTAAAACAATGGCAAGGTTATTATCGCTAACATTATGATCAATATCAAAATTATGAATACACCAATTTTCCCTTTTTAATTCAGCTACATATACAGCCATAAAAGATAAAACTGTTATGAAATTAAATGCCATTCCAGCAAGATTAATATTTTCAGTATTATAAATATTATCTGTAACACTACACACGCGTTCATCGCAAGACCTAGGTACAAATAACAATACCATAGAACCCATCAATACTTTGTAACTTTGTAATAAAAAAGTTAGTGCAATTTTTATGCGTTCTTTACAATCAACATCAACTTGTTTCATTTATAAAATATATAATTAAAAAAAATAATGATAGAAAATTTTTTGGTATTTAACATAAAATTAGAGAGAATACCCTAAAAATAATTTAATTCGAATATCCTATTTTTCTCTCTAATTTTACTAACATATATTTAAATATTACCTGATATATCAATTTGAATATTTTCCGCACTTGCTATACTAGCACCATCATCAATATCCTCCTCACTAGAAGATCTATTTTTTTCAGTTCTAGGCGAATCATCTAAATCACTAGATTCGGGAGTAATAATTTGGTTTTTATCATTAACATCTTCAATGCGTCTAATTAATGATGACATGCTTTTAGCTACTGAACTAAACCCTATTTTCTTTTTCTTTTCTTCTGCTCTCAATCTTTTATTAACAGTTAAATTTTTTCTAGCTTCTTCTAATTTTTCTTTTAATTTCTTTTCAAAATCTATACTTCTTCTTTGTTCTTCTTCTCTTACTTTTTTAATAAGTTCAGCTTCGCGTTCTTGTCTTTCCTTATCAAGTTTTAGTTCGAGTTGTTTCATTTCTAATTCTTTTATTTTTTTATTTTTCCTTTCTTTTTCACTATCTTTATATACTTCCACACCTGTAATTTCCAAAATATCAGGCTTAATAAAATCAGCGCCAGCGAATTTCTTTCCGAACTTATGAACAATATGTAATGGAATATTAGGACTTTGTTCTATAAGTCTATCTAATTCTATTCTTCTACTAGCAATAAATTCTCTACCATCACAACTTCTTTCATCTATAGGCAATGATAACTCTACTGAAATATTGCGCGAAAATTTAGAATAAGATATACTCGCTGAACGATGGCCTTCTAGTAATTCTGATACTCTTAAAAATTGAGAAATTGTTGTAATTAAACCTGCTGTCAAATTAAAAAATCCTATTACAAGCGGTACATATGTTTGCCAACTAGTTGGAAAAGAACCTTGTGCAAAATTAGCTGTACCTGTAATAGTACTGATAACAATAACAGGAAGAGCAAATCTAAAATTTTGAGTTTCATAATACATATATGCTCTGTCGTGCATAAATCTATAGGATGAACCTATCTCTCCCCATTTTTTTAGTATATTTTCTTGTTGTTCATGCCAAACTACTGCTTCAATCTCATCTTCATTATTGCTCATTATTATTTAAATTATAATAAAATATTTAAGTTGAAACATATTATAATTTATTAGAACATTCTCCCTAAAAAAGAAATTAATAATTCTTTTTTGAAAATTAAAATTAGAGAGAATAAACAATTAAATAGAATATACATTATCAATAACATCCCGGTGCCTCATGACATAATTGTCTAAGTTGATGCATTCCATTTTTAATCATAGGTATCAGATGTCCTAAAATTCTAGTAGTATTTTGTGCTTCAGGTATTAAGTTATTGATTCTTGGTATTAATATACTAAAATCTTTTAAGTTTTCTGATGCATCATTAATTAAAATACCTGCATCATTTACAACAGGACTTAATTGACTAGCAATTACTATTAGTATTATAAATATTGAAAATGAAAAAAATGTATTACAATATATCATCAAAATATGATTTTTGTTTAAACTATTTTTAATATTTTTAAAACCATCATTCAATATCAAATATTGACTATTACTCATTATAATTAAAAATATTTTATATCTTTAGATATTTTTAATTTATTTAATTGCTATAAGCCTCCATTGCCTCTTCATAACGTTGCTTATCCTTAGTGCTCAACTCAATATATACCTGTCTCTTAATATCATTACAATCATTCCATAGCTTGCCTAGCATCCTTGATATATCAGCCAATACTACCTTTTGCTTTTTCTTACGAAGGTTATTAAGAAGAGCAGGTCTCTTATCATCACAAAAGAACAAATATGCACTCTTTGCCCTCTTTGGCTTATTTGGGTCCTTCTTTGCCTTAATTTTCAGCGGAGTTCCTAAAAACTTTTCTACAAATTCATTACTTTTATCTACCATACCTAACTCCATACACACACTTGTAATTAGATTCTTATGTGATTCATACCACAAGTTATTAACAGAGACTGTATCGTTATGAAACATTAGTTGCGCCATCTTTATATCCTAATATAAAATCATTTATCTAAATCAATTTTTTATTTAATATAAATATAAAAAATTTTATATAAAATTATATTGTAATTATGTTGTAATTATATTTTAATTTTTAGTTAGTTTAACCTTCTTACGTCTTCTCTTTTTAATTTCTTTACCCAATAGTCTTGATGCTCTTTCGCACTTATATTCCTGGTACTTTTCCACAAATAAATCTAATTCATTTTTCCACATTGCTTCAATAGTTGTTTTCTTTAATGAATTTAATTCTTTAATTTTTATATCTCTCTGTCTTAATAGTTTTTCCATATTTTCTTCTTCAACATCTTCTATCTTCATTGTTCTAAGATATTTATATTCATTATCTTCATCAATTATATCATAACCTCTTTCATCTAACATAGTAATTACCTCCTGTTTTTTCTTTCTCCTCAAATCTATAATATCATCACATTGTTCTTTTATAAATCTTGCTTTATTACTCAGAACTTGAACTTCCTTTGTTAGTTTTGCTACAAGAAAGTTTTTCCTCTTTATATAAATACGGTGTCTATAATAATAATAAATATCAATAATATCATTAACACTAGTATATTTTTTTAGTTGCTGTTTTGAATCAAATAAATGCATATTTGTTGTGTTTTTTGTTGTATATAATTTTAGTTTCTTTTCAAGTAAAGAGCAACCATAATCGGAATTTTCTGGAGCCAATTTTTGCAAGACACCACTATTAAATTTAATAGTAAAATCAATTTGTGAGTCAGTGCTCATATCATTAAATGTTTTAATCAACGGCTTCTTTCCTTTTTTACCTTCATCCATAAGTGATTCTAAATGTTGTTTATAGTCATCTGTCCATAAACCAATCGGCAATTCTGTTACTCTAACAGAATCTGAACTAATTATTTTATGTGTACCTTTAATAAGATATTTAGTATCTGTTAGTTTATTAACTTCACCTGTAAACCCTTCATAATAAGGCATAAATTCAATATCATCGCATTTTTCTTCGTCTCCATTCAATTTATACTTTAAATATTGCACAATCTGTAAAGGATTATATGATAAACCATCATAACTAAAACCAGTTCCAATGCCTTTACCACCATTTACAATACACATCGGGATAATAGGTGCATACATATCCGGTTCAACCATAGTTCCATCATCATCTAGATAATTTAATACATTATCATCAGCCTCAATATAAATATATTTTGATAGAGAATTAAGTTGAGTAAAGATATATCTTTCACTAGCGTGGTCTTTACCACCCTGCAATCTTGTTCCAAACTGACCATTAGGCATTAATATATTAATATTATTTGACCCAACATATTCTTGCGCTAAACCAATAATCGCTTTATTCAAACTCATCTCACCGTGATGATAACAGGCATGTTCTGATACATAACCTGCAAACTGTGCTACTTTAATTTCATTTACTAGATTTCTTTTCTTAGCTGCAAATAAAATTTTTCTAGTGCTAATTTTAAGTCCATCCATTGCATTTGGAATAGAACGCTCACAATCATATTTTGAAAAGTGTATCATTTCCATATCCACAAAATCAGAGTATGGAATATTTGATTCATCAACATTTAAAACACTCTCCCTGTCATATTTTCCCAACCATTCTTTTCTATCATCTGCCCTCTTTTTATTAAATACCTTATCAATTGCATTATCACAAGTAAGACCACTATGGGAAAACATTACAACCTTTTTCTGTGCAAAATACTCTTTAAATTCTTTAGCAGTAGACGTCCCCAATCCTTTATAATATTTAATTTTCCATCCCTTGCCGCCATTATTTTTATTCTTCCATTTTTTATAATCTGCTTCATTATAGAAACTTTTTACCTTTTTTCCTTTAGTAGCTTTTAGAATTGGAGTATTCATAAAACCAATAAAGTTTGAAACTTTGACCAATTCACGCCATTGTGATTGAAACATATTAATACAAAGACCCTTAATATGTGCACCATCTAAATCCTGATCAGTCATAATTAGCACTTTACCATATCTCAAAGATTTTTTCCTAATTTCTAGCTCAGCATAACTTTTATTTGTTTCTAGACCTAGAATTTTCTTTATATTTGTAATTTCAACATTATCATTAATTTTTTTTTGTGGTGCATCTAATGTATTAAGAAGCTTACCCTTTAGCGGAAATACACCATAATAATCTCTATCTTCTTTGCTTAAACCTGATACAATACCAGCTTTAGCTGAATCTCCCTCACATAAAATTAAAGTACAATCACCCGATTTAGATGTTCCTGCCTTATTTGCATCTATAAGCTTAGGAATACCTCTAATATTCCTTGTCTTACGACCATCTGTCTTTTTAGCAGATTTTTTATCTTTAATTTCTGTCAAACTAATTGCAGAATCAACAACACCAAACTTAATAAGTTTATTTATCACTTTATCACTTACTTCGCATTTTGAACCAAACCTAGATACAGGTGTATTCATATAGTCTTTTGTTTGTGAATCAAAACTGGGATTTTCAATGACACAGTTTACAAATATCATAAGCTGCTCTTTAATTGTCATTGGTTTAACTGTAATTTTCTTCTTTTTCTTAATATATTCTGAAATTTTCTTAACAATTTGGTTTAAAATATATTCAACATGTTTACCTCCTTTACTAGTATATACACCATTTACAAATGAAACATGTGTAAATTCATCTTGTGGTGTAAGACATACTGCATATTCCCATCTATCTGAATATTTTTCATAAATTCTTTTTGTTTCTTCTTTTTCTCCAATATACATACTGATATAGTTTTCAAATGTCTTAATTGGTACTTCTTCACCATTAAATCTAACCCTAATCTTTTTACCTGTTACTGCTGCAATATCATATACTCTTTTCTTGAAAAGATTATACATATCATCAGTAAGACCATCCTGCATACCAAACCTTTCATAATCTGGTAGAAATTCTACTTTTGTATAAGGCTTTTTGATACACTTTTTAATAATTGGTTTACAAATCTCATCTAAGTTATTTTTAAACTCCTGTGTATATTTCTTCTTTCTAATATGATCCACTGTTTCAATTCTACCATATTTTGAGTAAATCAAAACTAGTTTAAAACCAAAACCATTCTTACCACCTACAATCTTTTTCTCGGTTTTATCATAATTTGTAGATGTTCTTAGTTCACCGAAAATCATTTGAGGAATCCAAATTTTATGCTCTGGGTGTTTCTCTACATCAATACCATTACCATCATTTAACATAGTTATCATACCAGTCTGTTTATCAACAGTTATATCAATTGTAGTCACAGGACAAATATTTTTACGTTTCTCCTTTTTCCATTGCTGAAGACGAATTACATGGTCTCTGCAATTAACTATACCTTCATCAAACAATTTATATAGTCCTGGCACCCAATCATAGGTGTTATAACTAATATTATCTCCATTAAACGACCAATTTTTTACTGAATCTGGCTCAACAGAACCAATATAAGTATCAGGTGCATCTTTTATATGCTCTATATCAGTTTTCTTTTGATATGTTTGCGATAAATCTTTAGAAGACATATTCTTTATTAATAATTCTTTTCTTTAATATAATTTCAATTTGTTATAATCAATTTTTTAAACTACAATATATAATTAGTAATTTAATAATTATATTTTCCTTTTCTTTTAATGCGTTTTTAATATTATAATATTAAATATTATAAAATAATATAATTATGGAAATATTAGATATAAGTGATAATTTAGATATAAAAGAATGTAGAATATGTTTCTTAACCGAAGAAGATGACCCTAACTTAGAATTTATAAGTCCGTGTGCTTGTAGTGGAACATCAAAATGGGTTCATATTGAATGCTTAAACAGATGGAGATTAGAAAGTGTAAATCCAACATCAATGACTAGATGTAGTGAATGTAGAACTGAATATAGAATTATAGATAATTTGATAAATCCAGAAATATTTTTTTATCCTAGAAGATTCATATATAATTTTTTTTATTTAATTAATGGGTTAATTATTGGGTTATCTATGTTTATATATTTAATTGAAAAATCTAGTAATCATAGCATTATTAATTTTTTATCATTTAATGCAGATAAAAATAACACATTAACAAGAGATGGTAATAGTTTGATATATTCAATATTTTACTACGACATAAGTTCATATTTTATATTAAATTGGTTTGTGGGTTATTTTCTTTTTAACTTTTTTAAACATATAAACAACAAAAGATTATATATAAAGAAAACTTTATTCCCACTTATTAACATATTAGCAATTAATCAATTAATTTTTCCATTATTAAAATTATCTATTGATGCAAGGGACATACAGATTATAGTATATATATATACACTTTCAATGGGTGGGTTAATATTATCCGCAAAAGGTATACTAGAATATTCAAACCGAGTAAATAGAAATATTAATCTCTTAATTAATAATGAAATAATAATACCTTATGATAATAATGTCGATGGATATGATGCTGATAGTGATACATCTGAAGAAATAGAATTATTTACTTTAGAAGAAGAAAGTGAAACTACTTTGTTAACAGAAAATTATGATTAATTTTTTTGTAAATAATTATAATTTTAGAGAGAATAATAAATTAAATAGATTATAGATTTAATTTATTATCGGCGTCTTTTTTTAGTTCTTTTTTTTCGACTATGTCTTCTACGCTTAGTTCTACGCTTTGTTTTTCTACGTCTTTTAGTTCTTTTTTTTCGGCTACGTCTTTTACCACCACCTCTCCTTCTTCTTCTTTTCGATGGGCGTGGCGATTTTCGTGGTGTTTTATTTTCATCATCTTTTCGTTTATTATTTCGTTTGGGACTTGATGGTGGACTTGGTAGTGGACTTGATGGTGCTGCTGCTGCACTTGGTAATGCAAGTCTCCGTCTAGCCCTTCCTCTGGCTGGAGGAACCATTCTTATTGCCCGAGGAGCTCTTGGTGCTCCTGGAATTCCTTCCCAAGCCGATGCACTTGCTGCTGCACCTCCTGCACCCATACCTTCATTATTCGGTCTAGCACTCATCCACGGTGGTTGTTGTACTCGGGGAACAGATGGGGGCAACAATAATGGTGTTTCCATTTCTTCCTCATCATCACTCCCCATTGCACCTAAATCTTCTGGTGAATATCCTGAATATCTAGGTGATGTGCTGGGTGTTTCAGGCGTTTCGATAGGACTTCTTGGTGGTGTATCCATATATTATATATAAATATTATCTTTTTCTTCTTCTTCTTCTTGTTTTCTTACCTCTTTTTCTTTTTCTTCTAGATTTTCTTTTTCTACGCTTAGTTCTCTTTTTTCGGCTACGTTTAGTTCTTTTTTTTCGGCTTTTTCGCGCCCCTCCTTCATTAAGTGATTCCTCTAATTTAACATCTAATAATCCATAATCAACATCACCACCTTTTCCTAAATCAGTCACTGGTGATCTTCTTATAGCTTCATTAATTCTTTTAAAACGCATTGATTCAGAAGCATCTTTTAAGTTCGAATCAGCATGTTTTGAACCAAAAGCTTGAATAAGTGAATCTAAACGTGGACGCTGGATGTTTTGATTGGATCTACTGGATTTTTGAGTATTTTTTCTTTCTTTTTTCTTTCTTTTTTCAAATTGTGCATTTTGCCAGTCTGCTTCTTCATTTAAAAATTTACTAGTCATTTTCATAATTTTTTCATTTTTACTATGCAATGGCTCTTCTGGTATTACAAAACCTGGTCCATCAGGCACTCCCGCAGGCAGATCCCATTTTATCTTTTTCTTTTTTTTTTTTGATTTTGGCATTTATTATATATAATTGTTATATAATAAATAGCTTAAGCTTTCTTGTAGATCATGCCGAGACGAGGATGCTTTCTACCCTTGTAGGTTCTTCCTAAATATTTAAATGACTGTTTGCCAGCTTTCTTAGCTGCAAGCATTAACTTGAAGAAAGGGTTAAGTTTTCTCTTCTTCTTACGGGTTTTAGACTTTTTAGATTTTCTGGTTTTTCTAGATTTTCTAGATTTTTTTGCTTTTTTAACCTTTCTGCGAGTGCGACGTCTCTTACGTTTACCTCCTTCTTGTTTAGCAGGCGCAGCAGCTGCGACAACAGCGTCATCCTCAACTTCAGCTTTCGCGTCTTTTCCATCAACAGGTGCGGAATTTTCAAATGCAGATTTTCCCATTATATATATTATAAAATATATTTTTTTTTACTAAATATTCATTTAAATTAAAACGCATTGAACTAAATAATTATAATATTTTCGTCTTTAATAGATAATTTAGATAGTTGCTCTTTTGAAAGTGTAATTTGATTTGTCATTTCAATTTCAACATCACCATTTTTATTTATATTTATAGGAGAATCAGGAACACTTATTGGAGAATCGGGTATCATATCTTTTAATTCACCCATATATAAATCATTCATTTGATCATTATATTTAACGCCGTGTTTAATATATAATTTGAATACATCATTAAGTTCACCAATTTCATTACTACCCACACCAATTTTATTTACCATAGCAACTTTTTTAAGTTTACCATAAAGTCTATTATTTTGTATAGTTTGCCAACACCGCTGTTTCTCCATAACTTGTATTTCAGATCTTATTTTATCTAACTTAATAGATAATCTACGCTTAGAAATACGATCAATTTTATTATTCAATACATTTAATTTACTCTTTTTTTCTTTGAAATAATTACTAAATATTTGTTTTTCTAAATCATTTTTAAGGTGAATGCCATAATTATTTGTTTCTCGTAAGTATACCCATTCTTTAAATTTCATTTTATTTTCATCTTTGCAACAACAAATAAACCACGGTTCTTTATTTTTATCAAAATAATCTCTACTTTTATCTCTAAGATTTGATATGAAAGTTTTTTTAGCCAAAACCATAAAATAAATAAAAAAATAAAGAACAATACTTCCATTGCAAAGTAGTAATAAAATAATCAAAATATCCTCAAATAACCCTAACTGATAACCAGAATCAATAGTTCCAAAAAATAAACCGGTACTTAAAGTCATTACTAGTGATAATAGACTAATACTTTCTAATTTATTACAAATCATACCATAACTAGTTATAGTATCATAGGGTCTTAAAAAAACGTGTAAAAAGAAAGAAATTTGAACAAGTAAACTAGCACCAATAATCTGATATCTTGGATAATTTTTTAAAAATACTGACAACAAAATTAATCCTGCTTTTTTTCCCATAATAATAAATTCATAGTACCATCTTTTTTCTCTATAACCTAAAAATAAAAATGAAAGAGGTGTTGAGCCATCATATCTATTTTGCATATCATAAAGCCTATAACGATATTTAAATAATAAGTAAAATCCTAATAATGGTATACCAATTCCATAAAATATTATAGCAATATAAGAAACCATCAAATATTGATAATGTTTACTATCATAACAAGAGACAGAAACATCTTTGACCAAATAATAATTAGATCCAATTTTTTCACAGTTCATTACTTCAAGTGTTTTTTCAACTATAGTAGGCCAACTTAAAAATGTCCCTACTACAATTGCAGTTTTTTCCCAAGCACTAAAAAATTCTAAACAAGTGGGCTTATTTTTTAAATAGTTCGCTCTAGATGTTGGTGAATTTATTTTTTTAACCTTTTTCTTTTTTTTTGAACAATAACATAAAGAAATAATAGCGATAACCATTGTAACGGATAACATATAAAACAAAGGTAAAGCTAAATATACAATAAGTTTATCATAATAAGACCAACCAATAGCACAATCAGATGAATAAAAGCTAACTCTAGGTGATGAAAATTCTTTTGCTCTTTCAAATAAATATCTAATTAAACCAGGCCAATTAATCTGAAAAGAACTAGCTAAAGAAAAAACTTGTGCATAATTCATAAATATTTTAACAACGCCATTAATTTCTTCTTTTTTATTATTTGAAGGATTCGCTGTTTTTACTAAAAAAATTATTAACAATATACAAATCAGTGGAATTAGAATAGTTAGACCTATTGTTCTACTTTCATTTTCCGGGCATTTTAAACATACACCATCATCCTTTGCCCAACCTTTTTCACATACATCACATAATGGTCCTTTATGACCTTCTTGACATAAATTATCACTATGATTTGTAATTATTCCTCCTTTACAAGCATATATATTTTTACATTTGTATGTATTAATCGTATCTTTATTTTCTCTCCAAAAATTCTTCTTTAGATTTAATGTTTGAATAGTTGTGCCTTTTCCACAAATAAATTCATCTGTACACCCCGAACAAGAAATTGTTTCATTTTTATTATTTGTATTATAAGATGAAGCAGAACAAATACAACCATCTTTATTATAATTTTGTTCAGAATTTATAGGACAATTGTCACAAATAAATGAACCTTTACTAGATGTAAATTTACCTTCTTCACATAATTTACATTCACTAGAACCCATTATAGAATTGTATTTTCCTTTTTCACAAAGTAAACAATTAATACTACCTGATAAAGAAAATGAACCAGTGGAACATTCTTTACAATCATTCATTGAATCCGCACCATTAATATCATTATATCTTCCTTCCGGACATTCTTTACAAGTAGCTATAGAAATAGCACCTTCTATATTACTATATAAACCAGCATTACACTCTATACAATGATCTAATGAATTTGAACCAAAAATTTCATTCCATTTTCCTGATGGACATAATAAACAAGTATTTTTTGTATGTTGTCCATCTAGTAAATTATATCTACCTGCGGGACAATTTATACATTCATTAAACTTATTTGTTGAATATTTACCACTTAAACAAGTAATACATTCATATGCAGAATCTAATGAAAATTTACCATTAATACATAACACACAAGACTGACCTGGATTTTGAAGTGAATTTCTATATTTACCCGATTTACAAGATATACAAAAAATCTCACCTATTAAACCAGATTCTGTATTATACTTACCAATAGGACAATCTTTACAATAAAATATATTTAAATTTCCTTTAGTTTCAGAGTATTTTCCTGATGGGCAATCTTTACAGTTATCTGTTTTCATCGATAATCCAATAATATCATTATATTTACCCTTTGAACAATTTAAACATTCTAATCCTCTAGAATCAGTTATCTTTCCCTCAGGACAGATAAAACATTCCATACTTTCTTTTATAGATATCCAACCTATTGGACAAGTCTGACAACGTGTTGATATTTTTTTAAATTTTCCTGCCTGACAACTTATACATGAATCATCTGATATGGCACCATCTATAATTCCTATTTTACCATCATCACATTCTATACAACTATTTTCACTTATTTCTCCCCTTTCTGGTTGAAATTTACCTTTTTCACAGGAAATACATTCTTCACCACTTATTAGCCCTGTAGAAAAACTATATCTTCCTTTATCACAATCTACACACTGTTTTTTATCTAAAGCCCATTTACCTACTTCGCATAAATCACACTTATTTTCTAATATATTTGATATCCAACCATCTGGACAAATAGTGCAACTCGTTAATGAATTTTTATACTTACCAACTTCACAAAAAATACAAGAGTCATTCGATTTTGCCGCCATAATAACACCTATACGTCCTTTACTACATTCTATACAACTGTTTTCTGTTATTTCTCCCTTTTCTGGTTGAAATTTACCTTTTTCACAGGAAATACATTCTTCACTACTTATTAGCCCTGTAGAAAAACTATAAGAACCTTCATCACAATCAATACAATTTTTTTTATCTAAAGCCCATTTACCAATTTCACATAAATCACACTTATTCTCTAATATATTTGATATCCAACCATCTGGACAAATAGTGCAACTTGTTAATGAATTTTTATACTTACCTATTTCACAAAAAACACAAGAACTATTTGATTTTGCAGCTATAATTATTCCTATTTTACCATTACTACATTCTATACAACTATTTTCCGTTATTTCACCCATTTCTGGTTGATATTTACCTTTTTCACAAGTAATACACTCTTTCGAACTTATTAAACCTGTTGAAAAACTATATCTTCCTTGGTCACAATCAATACAACTCTTCTTATCCCAAGCCCATCTACCAATTTCGCAATTATCACATCTATTTTCCAATATATTTGATATCCAGCCATCAGGACATATTGCACAAGCTGTTAATGATTTTTTAAATTTACCTAATTCACAAAAAACACAAGAATTATTTGAAGAAGCACCCTCTATTATTCCTATTTTTCCATTTTCACATTCTATGCAATCTAATTCATTTGCAATACCAAACACATTTGAATACTTACCAATAGGACAAAGAATACATTGGTTATCATCTATTAAACCTAGAGATATACTATATTTACCCAAAGAACAACTAATACATTCTTTTCTTAATTTTGCCCACTTACCTATTTCACAAAACTGACACTCTGTAGCACCATTTTCACTTATTTTACCATCTTCACATTCTATACAGTTGTCTTTACTATCTGAACCAATAACTATAGAATATTTACCTTCATTACAATGTAAACAAAGTGAAGAACCCTCTATCTCTGAATATTTACCCGCATCACATTCTAAACATTCAATATTATATGAGTCTGTAGTATATTTTCCTGCTTCGCACTTTTCACAATGTATACTTTCATACTCATCGGATGAAAACCCAGGATTACAATTTTTACAAATATTTCCTACTTCATCTGAATATTTCCCTGGTTTACATAATTCACAAGTTTCAATACTACTATTTTGTATTCCAAAACCTGTTGAACAACCAAATAAATTCATAACTATAAATTGTTTTCTATTCCAATTTGATGTTGGAAAAATATATAAATTACCATTTTCATCTATATTACTTGTAATGTTCATATGATTTAAATAATTAAAGTAACTTCTAACACTATCTTCTCCTGTTCTATAATCTGTATATGTATAATTTTTATAGTATCCAAATTTTTCAAATTTATCACTATCAATTGTAAGTTCTTTTGTATTTATCTTTACTATACCTGCGAAGGGATGCCTTGTTGAAGGCAAAGCATATAAATATTTAGTTTTTTCATCTAGTATTATATTTGTTATCACTCCCCATTCTGTTGGAAATTTTAAAAAATCTATATTACAATCTACACTTAAACTTATTTTATTAAAATTATAATCAAACATATACATTTCACTATTTAATATTCCTGTTACAAAGTATATCCTCTTTCTAAATTCATCTACTTCAATATCTGATATATAATTTATACCATCTAATGTTATTATTTCTGTATTATTCTCATTCATTGTAAAATTATCATTATTCAAAAAATTACTTGTATTAATCTTTAATAATTTAGCATCTCTATATCCAGAATCATCTACGAAATATATACTGTTATTTAAGTAAAAACTTTTTTTTATATGTTGAAAACGAAATAACATTTCTTGATCTTCATAACCTGGCATTCCCATACCTTCATCCATTATTTCATAATATTCTCTTTGTATAGAATCTATTAATTTTATTGGTGTTGTTGATATATTTAAACGCCATATACCCGTATAATGTCCGCCAAAACCTAACCATAAACTATTTCCATCAATATTCAATGATGTAGTTGGTGAATGAATATATCTAAAACTCCAATAAGATGATGAAGAATATGAATAAAAACTAGGTATATTATCTATATTTTTTAATAATGTTTTGTCAATAAAAGTAAAATCATTTAAATCTATTCTTGTTATTGAACTATCTAAATTATAGTTAGAAGGACAATTATAATAATTGCCAGCAATATAGTATAGTGTTTTTAATTTTTTATCTATTCCACAAGATAAAATATAATCGCTTGTTCCTGTTGTAATTATACTATCAATATATTCATTATTTGTTATATTGTATCTCATTACTTCAACTTTTTTCTGTGTCTTCGTACATTTATATCCTTCGCTTTGCCTTATCCACCAAGTTGGATAATTAGATGATGTTACTAAAATCAATTGGTCATTGTAATTAACAGAACAACCAAAACCAACATAGGGATATTGATGATTCACTGATATAGCACCACCGGTTTTTATATCCAAATATTGAATATTCGGTTCTTCATTTCTTAAATATGTTGATTGTCCTATAGAAAATAGTGACAAAACACTAATTATAAAACTAATCATATAAATTAAATATAAGTTGTATTTTTAATATTTATTTTATGGAAAATTATATTTACTTGAAAATATAAATATAATTCAATATATATAGTATTTATGCAAATATTTATACACGGACACAATAATAAAACACTTTCTTTTGATTGCTGCAAAGATACTAAAATAAAACATGTCAAACATTTTATTTTTAAAAAAACTGGAATACCAAGCACTTGGCAATATTTTTTAGTAAATTGCAAATCAATATATGATGATAATTCATCATTAGAAGATAATAATATTGATAATGAAACTACATTACATTTAATGTTAAAATGGCACGGTGTTGGGTGTGAATGTCCATCTTGTTTTAAAAAAGGAATATTACTTAGAAATGGTAAACATATTGGATGCATTAAGAGCAATTAATTATTTTCTAGTTCTTCTTTTTCTTCTAGTTCTTCTAGTTCTTCTAGTTCTTCTAGTTCTTCTAGTTCTTCTTTTTCTTCTAGTTCTTCTAGTTCTTCTAGTTCTTCTAGTTCTTCTAGTTCTTCTTTTTCTTCTAGTTCTTCTTTTTTTTGTTCTTTTTTTACCACCTTTTTTACCTTTTTTTCTTTTTTACTCATATAAATATACATTAGATATTATTAATTTTTTAATAAAAATATCTAATCACGTCTAATGGCATCTAAATATCCACTTTCTTCATCATCATAATCGCCATAATCATCGTCGTCTGCTAGATTTGAAAACATAGCATTTATATCTTCCGTAATACGTTCATCAATCGCCCTTTCTTCCAAATGGTCCATCATAAAAATTGCACGGTTTCTCTCTTTATTATCATCAAAAATACCTAATTTAAGATCCTCAAGCATATCACTTTCAAGTTCTTCTCTTTCTTTTTCATATTGGTCAGGGTCATACTGATATAATGCTCTTGTTTGCCCTAAACTCCATCTACCCAATCTTTGATTTTTCATTATATTCTGCACTTCTCTTTCATCAACTGACATATCACCAAATCTTTTCGTAATTTTAGATTTCTCACGCTCTTTAGCCTTTAATATATTATCTTTAATTTCCTTATTTGAAATATTTAATAAATCTTTATGTTTTTCACTAATATTTATAAATGATTTTAATAACAATGCGATCTTACTTTGTATCTTTTCTCTCTTACCTGTAATAATTTGTTTAACAACACTCTCATCTAGTTTTTCCGCAATATCTGAATCTAATAAATTTTCTAATGACTCCATTTCACCATCAACATCAACTTGTATTTCTAATGCATGAATATACATATTTAAACCACATACATAATAATATTTCATTAAATGCTTTACAATTTTTCCATTAATTAAAGTTGTCATAACTTTTCCCATATACTCCATATTTGCCAAAAATGGTGTAGATTCAATTAACATTATTAAATCATCACTTGCACGTTGCATATGCCTTAATATAGGATGAATAGTTCCATCATTAAAAAATTTGGCAAACTCTCTTGTCTCAGCCGATATAATATTTTGAATATCTCCTATATGAATATTATGAACTTTCCAATGCTTTGGTATACCAGCCTCACTAAAATCAATTCCATTTAATATCATATTTGGATAAATCATCATTATATTTTCTATTTCTGTTTTTAAAAATGTAGCAATTGCAACAGCAGTTTCATCATCATTCTGCATATATAAACCATCACCCCTTGTATGCCAATTATCAATATTTTCAAGAGAACTTCTAATATCTTCATCAATTCCGTGAAAATCTAAAAAATCAATTATTTCATCTATTAATTCATCTGTATTAGTCCTTAAAAAATCTAACAATTCTAAAACTCTTTTATCATTTGGTTCAACAGTTGCTTCATAATTATCAATGCTAGCTTGTTCAATCATATCTAATAATTCAGGTTTACAAATTAGTATATTCCCTTTTCCCTTTAAATATTCAACTGTTCTCTCTAATTTTTTTCTGGAGGTTATAATTTCTGGTTGTAAATTAATATTTAATGCATCACTAGATTGCAAATATGATAATAATTTTTTCAAAGCACTTTCAGTATATTGTTTACCCTCAGCTTTTAATATACTTATTTTTTTTTCTAATTTATCTGTAGATTTAAATTCTGATATATTCTCACCAACAAATGCTTTAACATTTGGTTCTAATTCTAATCCTGAATTGAATTTCCCATAATGAATGAAAGCAGCATATACTGTTTCTTCATCAAGATTATTAGTTAATTTTAAGGATGGAAAACTTGTGTCTATAGGACAAAATAATTGACTTGCTCTTACAGATTTACTAATATGTCTTTTTAATTGTGAAAATGATTCTACATATTCATTAAACTTTTGTATATCCTTACTTTTATTCACAAAATATATATGAGCATTTTTATTTCCATCATTACAACAAGCATTCTGTAAAAATGAAGTATTTGTAATATCTTTCAATAAAGGAACATTTTTATTTACTACTTTATCCATTAATTCCTGAATATGAAAAGAAAAATAAATGATTTTTCCAATAAGTGCTGATATTTGGTCAAATTGTCTATCATTACCTTTAGTCATATTCTTCAATAAATCATCTCTAAAATCATCACTAACATCATACATTCCTTTTATGTTTAAATTAAATAAAGGTGGTAAAAAAGTAGTCCATCTAGTTACATCAAAATCACTCATTATGTCTTCCTCTTCAGTAACAGTTCTTAAATAATCTTCTTTTACTTTAATTTTATGTAATATTTCCTCCTCTTTTAAAATACTATTATCAATAAATTTCTTTATCTGTAATAAATATTTTTCTACAATTTCATTAAAATTACTTCTATTACTTCTTGGCAACCTATTCCAAGGCCTAGCAGTTGTCTTTAATTTCAAAGCTACACAAATTAAGTATTTTAATGATGAAAAATCACCATCACCCATTGTAGGATAACCTGAGAAAGAACGAACACAGTTTGGAAACGTTTTTTTTGCACGAACGCTAGGAATCAATGTTTGTAATCCAACTAAGTAATAACCTAATGTATACTTTAATAATGTTTCATCCAACACATTTTCATATTTATATTTTTTTTTACCCTTTTTCATTTTCATCATCTTTCTAAAATTTTCTCTACTTGGTACCTTTTTATGAATTGCAGATAATACATCACTTATGATTGAACTATGCGCTTCTGATGTATTAATTCCCATATTCAAATCAAAAGCATTAATCATATTTGTTATATAAACTTCTTCATCGCTTGTTTTTTTTGGAAATACTCTATCTTCTTTTATCCCCTCTTCAAAAATGTCCATCATATCTTTTTCTATTACCTCTCTGCTTACTATCCTAAATCCCGTTTCATCAAATCCTTCTGAAAAGTCCAACTGTATTTTTCTAATAACAAATCCACTATGTTTATCTACAACTTCACCACCATCTTCACTTAATGTTCCTCTCTTAGCACATATTTCGTCAAGTACTTCTTTATAATTACCTCTATAATATGACTTAGCTAAATCATAAAAATAGGTTGGTAATAAAGGTTCATTTGTTATATTACAATAATACCAATGTTGTGATTCATTTTCTTCCGAATTATTATGTTCACGACAAAATTTATCAACAAATAATATTATATTACTTTGTTTTTTGATAAAATCTGATTGACCTAGTATCATATACAATAATTTTTGATTTGGTGATTTTAACCTATTTTCTATAATTACATCATCGCCCATTTTACTATGCTCAACATCTATTCTCCATTTTGATTCATTTAATATTAAACGCCTTTTTTCCATACTTTCTATCCCTTTTCTATAACTTTTTTCCAAAAATGTTTTTAAATCTGCGCTTGACATATGGAAATCTTCTTCAAAATGTCCTAATATTTCTTCTACCAATCTATCTCTAATTTGTTTTACTTCAACACGCTCCTTATTACAAGATTTTTTAATATTAATACAAGATTCTTTCAAATTACAAAACATAATATTACTTATATTTTTACCATTTAGTGTTTCATCTATACTCCATACACCACCTTTACGAATATAATAATTATATTCATCTTGATCATCAATTAAAAATGCATAATCACCCTCATCCACTTTCCTCTTACCATTTATTATAGCATCAGCCTCCTGAAATGCCTTTTGCTTACTTAAACCTACATTTTGTTCTAATTTTTGTACTAAAAACTCCGCGAAAACTTCTACAGGCATTGCTGATTTTTCATCATTATATTCATCTCCTATATCGTACCTAGTAGTATCATATTTACTATCAAAATAAACATCTTGTTTACCATCATCAGCCCTTAGTTCATCTATTGCCATATACTGTTTCGCTAGCACAAATTCAGAACAATCTGTTTCTTCTTTTGATTCTCCACTACCAGGAAAATCATCGATGCTCATTTCACTAGCCTTCTTTAATACATCATCGATATCTATTGGCTGCATTAAATCATCTTGTGTTAAACATAATGATAAACTATATAACTTACCATAATCTAATTCATATATTCTTTTCAAAAATTCATCTGTACTTTCACCCCTTAATGAATAATTTGATAATACTGCATCATTTTCTACATTACTAGTCAATAACTCAAATAAATAACTATATACTTCACCGGTCTTAATCCCTTTATAATCATAATCATAATATCGTTTATAACTTCTGTTTTTTTCTATAAATAATTTATTCAGTTCCAATATGTTTTCATTTATAAAACCTGTTATAATTTCATATTGTTTAAACGTAATATCATCATGATATATCATAAATCTTTCTAAATATTCAATAATTTTATCATATGATAATGTATTTTCTATTTTTTCTTTAACAAGATGAAACAAAAATCTAGTTCTTGGTATTATCTTTGATAATAAATCACTATAATCCTCATCTACATCTCTATCATCATAATATGTTTCATTTTTATAAATAAATGCCTTCATTTTTTCTAAATAATTACTATTGTCAAAATATACATCTTCCGATTCATTTGTTATTTCTTTCTTTTCAATATCACTTGAACTATTTAATATTCGGAATAAATATGGTCTTTTAAAATGTAAGTCACAACGATTTAGAATATTTGTTTTGTTTAAAAATATACTTGAATACTTTAATGATGTTTCTGGTAATTGTATAAAACCGTTTATTGCCATTTTATCATTTGGACTAATATTTACTCTATTTCTACCTGCAAATAAGTTTTTTAAATCATTAAAATGTAATCTAGTAATTCCTGTATTGTATCTCTGTATTAAAAAACTATTTGATAATAAATTATCATCTCGAATTGAATGACTGCTAAAATCCGAATCATTTGATATTAAAGCTTCAAAATCATCTAATACTTCCTTTTCAATAACTATATCATTTAATACTTCTGGTGTTCTTATTGGATTTAAAGAATTTGCTATTTCTCTAAATAAATAATTATATTTATTCTCTCTATCCGATACTGTATTTTGTTTATAATTTTTAAAAGCTTCATTTATTCTTGAATAATCTTCTACTGATGACATATTATAAACATCATACTGTTCTTCATCTTTATCATAAATCTTTTTCTTTATTTTTACAATAGGTAAAAACCAAGGATTTCGTTGGTCTAATTTTAATAGAGATTCTTTTAAAGGTTTAAAATCTGCGCCTTTTGTATTTGGGATATCAATATCACCATCAGACATTACTTTTGAAAACTGCTTTCTTAATTGTTTAAATCTTTCCACTGTCAAATGAATTTTTTTCATTTCACGTTCACTTCTACTATTATTTGGAATTCCAGATAATAAATCATCTAATAAATCATTTGCTTGTGTATCTATCCCAAATCTTTCTTGGTATTTTTCTACTGGAACAAACTGTGTAATTTCTTCAAAATCTTCACCAAATTCTATCTGGTCTGCATCTAAAATCATCCTATCTATTTTTGTATTTATTTCATCCTGAGTTTCTTCTGCTACTTCTTCCTCTTCGTAGTAATCCATATATTCATCCATACCTTCAGGTAGTTCTATTCCCTCAACATCTTCATCGTCCTTCGCCTCTAATACTTCTCTTTTAATTGATATATCTACTGGAGTTTTGAATTCTGTTATAGACGCTATTGGTAAATGTAATGGTATACCTTTATAGCCAAAATCTATATATAATTTTTGTTTATCTGGATAAGTTGTTAACTCTATCATATCTTCATCTAAATTACTAATCTTACCATTAATTATATCAGGAATATCACCACCAAATCTTATTGATATCCAATTATCTGTCAACAAATTATTTTGTCTAGCATATCCCTTTTCATCTGGAATATCTAATATTTCTATTGAATCTATCGTCTCATCCGAAAAACCACCATCATCAATATTAAGTGTTTTTTCTTCTAATGTATTTTCTTCTACTAATTTTATTAATGCATCATCTATATATTTTATAAAAAATACTAAACCATTTAAATCTGAGTTTCCAGGTGCATTAATTCTTATTATTGAACCTAATTCTAAATTTAATTCTTCTATAGCTTCCTCTGACATTACCTTATAATTATAATAGAAATTGTTTTTAATTATAAAAAATTGATTTAAATGAAAATATATTATTAATAATAAAATGACACTAAATATGATTTGCGATTTCACTTATATTCAAAATATTATAAACGATAAAGAGTATGCTAAATCAAAAAATTTAATTGTTAAGAATATTAATTATAATAATAATCAGTTTTATTTGATTAAATATAATAAAGCTAAACTACTTCCATCTAATTATAATTCTATTGGATTGTTTAGGTCTATCATTACTGATGGTAATAAAATTATTTCATTCTCACCACAAAAATCTATTGATTATTCAACATTTATAACCGATCAAAATAATATTGTTGATTGTCAACTTGAATATTATGAAGAAGGAACAATGATTAACTTATTTGTTAATCCATATAATAATGAATGGGAAATTTCAACTAGAAGTTTAATTGGGGCTAAAGGTAAATTCTTTAAGGAGGCTAATTTTACATTTCGTTATATGTTTCTAGAAACTCTAAATGAACTTGGAATTGAGTTTGATATATTTGATAAAACTAAATCTTATAGTTTTGTTTTACAGCATAAAGAAAATAAAATTGTTATTCCTCATTCTAAAAATACTGTTTTCCTTACCAATGTCTATTCATATGATAAATTTAAGGTATATGAAAATGATGCTAAATTAGAAGCTCAACAACTTGGAATTCCATATCCTAAAGAATATATAATCCAAACCGAATTAACTGATTGGGAAACACTGGAAAATGAAATTACTAATAGAGCTAATCAAAACGATTATAAATTTGTTGGTGTTATGATTAAAAATAATGGAATTAGAACAAAATTTAGAAATAATGCTTATGAATATGTTAAGAAACTAAAAGGAAACAATCCTAAAATGCAATTTCAATATTATTCTCTTAGACAACACAGCGCTGTCAGTGAGTGTCTAAAATTTTATCCTGAATATAAAGAACTATTTTCTGAATTCAGAAAAAATCTTCATAGTTGGACTAGATTATTGCATCAACACTACTTTGATTGTTTTATCAATAAAAAAGCTCCTATAAAAAGTTTTCCACATCAATTTAAGTTACATATGTGGAATTTGCATCAAAATTATATTAACGATTTAAAGGACCAAGGTAAACATGTATCTCTACAGGAGGTAATTAAATATGTTAATCAAATACATCCTGCTAAATTAATGTATGCTGTAAACTATATTTACAGAAAGGCTAATAAAGATGAAAAAAATATGGAAATTACTGAAAATTTAAATAAAGAAACAATGACAAGTGATTAAGCAAAGTCATCTTTTATATCTTTAAATATATCAATGCAAAGTTTACAAGCTAATTTAATATCCTGTTTACACATACTAATCATATCACCTCCCATATCTGCTCCATCAATAAATGACATTCTTATAACCGAATAATCATCGTGTGGATGATTCTTAATAAATCCTACATAAGATAGATGGTTAGTATCAGGAGATTTATAAAATTTTTCATGTAACATATATTCAATTACTTTACCAATCGTATAATCTATATTTTTTAATTTTATATCATATGAATTTTTTACAGTTGAAATACTTTTTTCAATATCCAATTCATCTTGTTGTGCTTTATTAGACAATTCAATTAATTGATTTACTAAAACATCACAAGCTATTGAAACAATCTCATTATTATTATATATGCCTATCGTTTCTAAAGTAAAGTCAAAAGAATCTCTTAGAACATTTCTTTTTCCTTCATGATTATACCAATTTTGTTTTACTAGTTCCACTCTATCCTTTGGCGTATCTTCCGTAATTAGTTTTTCTTGAATCTCTTGCCATTTTCTATCCTGTTCTACTTTATCTACTGTCATTCCATATGCACAAGTTGATACAACATTAAATGCTGAATTCTCTGCTGCAGTCCTAAGTGATAATTTTGCATCAATATGTATTTCTTCTCCAGGAACTTCTGCTGAAATCCTCGGTTTCAATCTACAAAATATAATATAGTCTTCGGTTATTGGATCTGGTGGAAATATACGTCTAGTTGCTGTTTCTGATAAATAACTACCAGATGTTAAATCTTTAATACGAAAATCTTCTGTTGTTACATATTCCAATGATTCACTTTCATTTTTTTTATGAATTTCAACCTGTAAATTTCTATAATCACTACTTAAATCCTTAATATGAACTGGAATACAACTTAAACGTTGTTTTAAAATTTCATTATTCAGTCTAGTTGTGTTTTTAATAAAATTCGCTTCGTTTTCTGAATGGGGGAATGTTTTAAATCCTAAAATTGGAATATCTGATAAAATTGTTCGCCGAAGTGCATTTGCTACACTATAATTTACATCTGCAACTTGAAAATATGTTACATCTCCATTATCTTTTCTACTATTTATGAATGATACTTTTGATATTGATTTTGCTTCTGCCATTCTTTATTTATATTAATAAAAGAAATCTTTGAATCAATTTTTTATTAATATAATATATAAATGAATCATGCTAATTTATTTATAATATTTATCGTTGCTATTATTACTATTTTTAATTCTATTTTTCTTCAGAAACGTATTGATTTAAATAATAATTATGCTGTATTAATGATTGAATCAATAATGATTACTATTGTTATTATTTTTACTACATTTTTTTTAGATGGATATAAAAAAGTTACCAAAGATATAATTGATATTTCACCTAGAATTTGGAAAATGAATTTATTTTTAGCATTTACTGTCCCTATTATTTTATTTTCAAAATACTTTTTAATGCAAAAGCTAGATTTTTCTATATTTAGAATTTTATTATTATCAATGCGTGTTATTTTATTTTTAATAGCAGGTTTAATTGTATTTGAGGAAAAAATGACATTAAAAAAACTATTAGGTGCTATTATTATTATCTTTGGTATTATTTTAACTGCTTTCTAATATTAGGGGCAGGGGTTTGTCCTATCTGGAGGAATTATGTAAGGTTCACCTGCCGCATTGCATTTTTCGATTTGACTGCTTAAGCCCCCCCATGAACACCCCAGATAACCTTCAGCTATAACGTCAAAATTGTCAAGACTCATGTTTTTCTCTACCAAATTATACACTTTTGTGAAATTAAGAGGATCAGTCTTCTGCTCTGCAGATGTGCATATGTTAGTGTTTGCTGTGCATGTACCTGTACCTGATGTTCTACAAGTATCACTACTAAAACACTGTGCTGGGGCATGAATCGTTTTTGTCACAGACTGGTTAGTACACCGATGTCCTTTACTAGTTGAATACTCGTACCAGGCGTATTCGCCTTTACAACCGCACGCGTTCTCTTTATAACTGACGGGCGTGGATGCACAACCTGCAGTACAGGCCACGCCTGGTGCGGAACTGCCACTTCCTTGTGCGGATGGTGCGGGGGTAACGTCAGTTTTACCGACGAGACGAAGTGGGGCCTTTTGGAAAACATACGCCCCGCCGACCTCGTCTGTAATAGTCATATCACCATTACTACTTTCTGTTATTTTAAAATGAAATGTATCATCTTCATATATCCCCCGTGTGCTATTCCAAGAATAAGAATATTCAAAACCAACTCGATTCAATACTAATACCTTCCCCCCCTGCTCCATCCTTATGGGTATCGGGCGTTCCCATCCAGTCGCGGCCCAGTTATTGCTGTCTAGATCATTTACTTCATCACTCCAGGTCATTTCGTAATCTCCATCGGATAAAGAAGGCAGCAAAACGCATTTTTTTTGGTTACCCGTTCCCCACGCACCGTTCCCACCAGGTGGTGCAAACCCAGATTCACTCATACTGCACGGGTTTTTGTAAGGTAATTCTTCGTAACACCAGTATTGGTTTTCATAGTACGGACCTCCCAACTCCTTCTGCTTCTCCGTCATCTTGCACGGATTTTGGTAGTAGGCACAACCACTTAGTGTATATGGCTTACCAGCTGTGCACACGCTTCCCACACCACTCTGACCAGTGTACCCGCGGGCAGTATCGCACGCAGCTGTAACATTAAAGTTATCTTTATTTAAACTAGTTTCAATAATGTCAACATAACCTGTTGTATCGACTGCCTTTGCCGCCGGATCGAAAGCCGAAGCACACATCTGATTCTGCGCGGCGGCCGGCACAGGGGTTATAGTGCCCTCCATCTTGGACCAGCCATCCAAATCTGCTATAACTCTATATGTACCAAGCTGCACATCTGCACCAGTCATATCATTCTTACCTGTCTCTATCGTTATTCTTGAGCCGCCACGGTCTTGTACATCAACGCCTATTTGATATCTAGTACTTTGACAGCTCCAATTTAATTCTCCGGGCGCTACTGGAATAGTCTCAGCCTTATCGGTGTAAATTTTTAATCTAGGGTTTCCGCTGTCGCTGTCTGTTTCTGCGCGGTAGAAGTGTGAGCCGCCATCAGCATTATCCCATTCTACCTCATACAATCCATCGTTTAACTTAGGACGTTCCATTTTGGATTTGAAATGGCCCACAATTCCATCTTGGTCTCTCCAAGTATAAGTATAATCTTGATTAGTTTTACTTACTTGATAGTATGGCTTGGGGCCAGTGCCACCCCATGACTTGACCTCATATTTTTTATTTGTATCATTCCATTCAAATCCTCGCCCTTTGGCGCCATCGTTTGTCATCTCCCAAAAAGAGAAACTACATCCGTCTTCATTACAGGGAGGTGCCGTGCAAACATTTTCTGTGACAAACGGGAATGACTGGCTTTCGAAGATGCCTCTAGGTAATTTAATAGGAACAAATGGGGCAGCAGCTATACAACTACTTAGTGTATATGGCTCACCAGGTTTAGTGCAAACTTTTGCTTCGACTGTACCTTCAAAACCTGTGGCACACTCAGCTGTAACATCAAAGTTATCTTTATCTAATTCACGCTCTACAATATTTTTATAACCGGTTGTGTCAGTTGGTGATATACATTTATTCGGCTTTGTGCACCCTGTATAGTCTGACACATATTCACCATTTGGTCCTGATTCTGGTGTTCCAACCCAATCTGGAATATCCGTAATAATGCCATCTTCTGCATAATTAGTATCAATAAAATCTGGGAATGATGGATAAGCCTGTAACTTACCATTATCACATTTTAATAAATGTTTTTGTTTATCATTATCTGGACAATAAAAATCATTAACGGTGCCAGATGGATAATTGATTGTCACGCCCCTCTTGCCTTTCAGCGTGCTCATCCCGTCGAATTTACAACCCAAATCTTTACAACAGTTATTATCACTAGGGTTCTCCACGGGGGATTTGTCGCTATCATATACTCTCCCTTCCTCGCAATTATTAAATGCACCTCCGCCTTCTGCAATTAAACCACAAGTAGGAACAAATGGTACTGAAGCATCTTTACAACAGTTAGTATCATTTGGATCTGTATTATTTGCTTTCTGGTTATCATATACTCTCCCTTCCTCGCAATTATTAAATGGCGTTTCATTACCATCGGTATTTCCACATTTAGGTAAAAAACAACCATTTAATGTATATTCTTCTCCTACGTTTGAACAAACAGTTGCTGTAGCATTCTCTACATAACCCATAAGCCCATCGGCACACTCAGCTGTAACATCAAAGTTATCTTTATCTAATTCAAGCTCTACAATATTTTTATAACCGGTTGTGTCAGTTGGTGATATACATTTATTCGGCTTTGTGCACCCAGATAGTGTATATTCCTTTGCACAATTTTTTATAGCAAGAGAGCTTGTCGGGTCTGAATATTCATTAAGACAACTTTGTTCAGGTAGAGCACACTGGTTTTGTTCAGCATTTCCTTCATAACCATTAACTGTATCACACTTCCAAATTTGACAGTCACTTTTATTATTTTCTGGTAACCAAGCACAGGGAATATCATTTTCACTTGTTGACCTAGTATTTAAAATATAACCAACTGGCAGTATTGCATTATCCTCACCAAAATTTTGTATTGGAACTGCACATTTTCTACTTTCTTCCAACTCACTACCGCTTCCTATATTATATCTAGTAACATTACGCGAATCACCAGTATTATTTTCACTAGCTCGTTCATTAATTTCTTCTCTCAATCCAGGATTAGTAATACCAGCATCAGGTTCATCATCAGCAGGTTCATCAGCAGCAGGTTCATCAGCAGCAGGTTCAGCAGGGTCAGAACTTTTAACAAAATTTATTTTATCTAACATTTCATTCATTTTTTTTAAAAATTGTTCACTTAAAGATAACTCTTTGGCTGTTTCAGATAATTCTGCTTCTTCTGTTTCTTCTTCTTTTTCAAGAGTTTCTATTTTTTTGTCATATTTACTCAATTCTTCCCTTTTAATTTCTAATTCTCTTTTTATCCATTCTTCATTCGCTACCCCTAAAGGATCTTTTAATTGGTTCTCTAAATCTTGGATTTCATCCTCTAATGTTGTTTTATCTGATTTTAAATTTTTAATTTTGTCTTCAATAGATCGTAAGTTTTCATTTTTTATTCTAAAATCTCTTTTATTTTCTTCATTTTTTTGAGAAGAATTTTCCAATGTTCCTAAATCTGGTGTTGGATCCAATAAACAATTAGAACATTCTTCATCTATACAACTTGTTTGTTTATCAGGACAACATCCAAATCTCGTTCCTTCACATCCTCCTATTAATTTTTTAGTTGGCATTGGTGGATTAATATTGGAAGGAAAATATCTCATTCTTATAAGTCTAATAAATAATAATGAAGCAAATATTATTAAAGATAAAATTACGAGTTCTGATATTTCCATATATATATAATATTATATCAAAATATTATATATTTCATAATTTATATGTCTTTAGAACAATAACACTTATCGATTTTGAACCGATCGTTTTCGGAGCTATCACTTACATACGAAGGACACGCTTGCGCTGAATCCTTGCTTACCGGCCCTTCCGTATAATAGAGGTCCTTGTCCTTTCCCACCGAGAAACACATCGGTGCTTGATTCCAATGCCAGTTCTTTCCAACTTTACTATGCCTATCAATTCCACTACAGTTTTCGTTACCCTTCATTGAATACCCAGTCGGACAAGACTGTTCTGGGGGGATTGGACCATTTGCTGATTTGTTTTTAATACAGCTTTTGCTCGTTTGAATATATGTGGGTAAATCTCTTTTTCGTGCTCTTCCCACAGGCCTTTATCTTTACCATATTCGGGTTCTGTAATACTGCTGTCATCTTTAACTTCACCTATAAGACGGTTAGAAAACAGCCGGTTTTGAACCCAAGTGCCAACCGCTTCAGCGTTTGGATCCCAACCATCTAAAGACCATTTGTAAGTTGCGTTATAATTAGCACTGCTTATATAATGAGAACCACTGTCCGGCGCAGGTTTTTTTAAATAGGCACCATCTTCTTCAAATAATACTCTCCCTTCGTGATTATCTTTTGTATAATTATTTTTATTTTCACCCATTAGATAAAAGGCCGTTCCCTCTGCATATAAAGTATCTTCCGTATCCTCCTCCCACACCCACTTGCCATTATTTCTCACATGTTTTCCACGAATAGTATCTTTAGCTTTTAAATAAAATTGGGAGGTACCCTGTGATATCTTATCAAAACATAATACTTCAGAATCAGGAACTGTTTTATCTACAGGCCAAAATTGTAGCGAAGCCCAATTTTTCCAACCTTGGCAAACGCCGTATTCACATTGTCCTTGTTTCCCCGCGCGTGTAGAAGAGAACGTCTTTTTCATTTGACGTAATACATATTCCCTATCATTTTTATCTTTCACAGTAATAAAATATCCTCCTCCAGTACATAAATTACTTGTATCGTTACTAAACAAGGGGGCTGGACATTCTTCAGGTTGAACAGCAGGATAGTTCTTTTTTTCCATTTTAAGGGGAGCGTCTTTAGCGTCATCTGGTTTACAAAGTCTAGTCTGGAGCCCCCAAGGACCTCCATTCCACGGCGCAGACTCGTGGCTCCCCATCGAACCTAGACACATATTAACATTTGTGTAATGCAGGAATCTCCCCTCATTATATTTTAATACTTTATCTGCGTTGAGCCAATCATTAACAAGAAATTTCTGCGGTTTCTGCCAAACAGAAGTCTTTTCAGCTTCAGCCTCGTCACAAGGCCCTAAATTCCAACCTCCTCCGGGTGCTTGTGAAAAACAATGTCCTGATGATTTTTCCTTTATCTTAAAAACCTGATCATCTACACAATCTGCTTCAAATTCTAATAATTTACCACCGCAGGGAGGAGATTTGTGTAATTCTAGTTGATTATTTATATTATATAATTTTAATATATGGTTATTATTTTCATCAGTAAATGTTTTTGTTATTTGAAAAGCTTTATCATTTCCTATACTACATAGTTTGGCTCGTAGTTCTGCTGCTAATCTTGCGGCTTCTTCAGCTGCTTCCTCCGCTTCTTCAGCTGCTTCTACTTGTGCTTCGGTTGCTTGATATGGTGTAACTCCATCAGGTAAATTACTTTCAACTGCTTTTGCTCTCTCAAATAATGTTTCAGCTGCCTGCTGTTCTGCTAATCTTGCGGCTTCTGCTGCTACTTGCGTTTCGGTTGCTTGATCTGGTGTAACTCCATCAGGTAAATTACTTTCAACTGCTTTTGCTCTCTTAAATAAATCTGAATTAAATGTGCAAGTATGATTAAATACTACGCCATCTGCCGCACAATCCATTGAAATACGTCCCCTCCACATTCCACCAGCTGTACTGCATTCTTCAGTACGCTTTTCTCCACCACCCAAAGCCGACCAGTTATTTTTTGGATAAGTAATTTCAGCATTATTAATGTCTGTAATAGTTTGTTGAAAGCGCCCACAGTCGGGAATATTATTAGCAGAGTCAGGGTTCGGGTTCGGGTCAGCTGGTTCACCATCACCATCATCATCATCATCATCATCATCATCATTATCTGCATCAATATTTATTTTTCCATCTGTAAATTTAGAGAAAAGATCTTTAAAAAAAGTTTCTGTTTGAGACAAAATAGATGCTTTTTCACTTAATTCTTCTTCTTCTTCTTCTTCAGCTTCTTCAAGATTTTCAATTTCTTTATTTACTTCACTTAATTCTTCTTTTTTAAATAGAATTTGTCTCTCTATATGTTCTCTAGAGCTTTTTTCTAGAAAAGGATTTTCAAGTTTGTCTTCATTTTCTTTTATTTCGTCATTAATTGTTTCTTTTAATTCTTTTAAATTATCTAAATTTTTTTCTATTTTATTTAATCTATCATTTTGTAATTTAAAATCTAGTTTATTTTGTTCGTTTATGTTATAGGCATTTTCTAAAGTTCCTAAATCAGGTGTTGCATCCATTAAACAATTCGAACATTGTTCATCTATACAACTTGTTTGCATATCTGGACAGCATCCAAATCTTGTTCCTTTACAACCACCAATTAATTTCTGTTTTGGATTAGGAACAGGCGGATCTACTGGAATATTTCTCCTTGTTATAAGTCTAATAAATAATAATGAAGCAAATATTATTAAACATAAAATTATTAGTCCTGATATTTCCATATATATATAATATTATATCAAAATATTATATATTTCATAATTTATAATTATATTATTAGATCAGGTCGTGGCATGAAAAGCGGCAGTTGGAGGGTGACGCCAAGCACTCGTCGCGCATTTCAGGGGTGCATCTGTAGTCGTACCCGGCCGCGCCGCCGCCCAAATTTGCGTCGTCGCCATACGTGCCAGTACCCGTCTCACATACACCCATTTTTTTTTCCCCACTTTTCGAAAACCAAAAACACCAAGAACCTGTTGGCTTTTCATATGTATTTGTGTATCGGGGGAAGTACTGCGTACATTGGTTTCCAGCATACAATTCTTTATCACACCGGGTATCGTACCCGGGTTTATATCCATCCGCTGTTGGATCACAATGCACGAGGCCCCCCAACGTGTTAGGGTCGTTCTTGTCGTAATCCGGATCGGCCTGGGGATTGACGAAGTGTCTTTGAATATCGGACCATTTGGCACATGTCTTACCCAGAATTGTCTTTCTTATCCCTGTTGATAGTGGTCTATAATTCTTTAAATATGGTGCTTCGCGCCATCCATCGGCGCTGACTACATTCCCAGATACAGTATCATATCCAGGGTCGAAGTCATTTTTATATTGCACACATCTTCTATTTTTGGAACCTAAATCACCTTTTGGACCGGGAAAATCCTCAGGATTATCTACATAAACATAATATTCATTAAGCCTATCACACCCACAGAGTCCCTTCGTCGTTGGCGTTGCGTGATCCGCCGGTGGAGCACGTCGTTGCATGGGTGGATTTGGAAGGCTATCCCAATTATAGTTATTTGGATCAAGCTTGGGTAAGTTATGCTTTGCTCCATCAAAAACATCGCATCCCTTAGCAATTGCATCATCATGTGTAGGATTTTTCCATTCACAGCGGCTAACATTGTTGTTCCCACTGGGATTGTTCCCTCCGGTCACGCACTGGACTTGTGTTATGTTTTGCCAACAAAAATTTTTACCATAATCAGGATATTCTGCCCATGTGCCATCTTTTGCAACACAAATACCTTCCGGTTGAGGGCAAGCACCGTCGCCTGGTTGACACTGGTATGTTTTTTGTGTACCACACGGCGTTCCACCATTACTTTCTTGTGTTATTACTGTTTGTGTTATTGTTCCACAATCAGAAGTGCAATCATTAGCAGTAGGGTCCGGTCCCAGTTGACAATCGACAGGACAAGCACCGTCGCCTGGTTGACACTGGTATGTTTTTAGTGCACCACACGGTGTTCCACTATTGCTGGGATGGTGATTTACCGTTTGTGTTATTGTTCCACAATCCTTAGTGCAACCATCCGCAGTAGGTACCGGTCCCAGTTCACAATTGATAACAGGTTCTGTGCCATCTGCAGTAATAGTATTAGATTTCAGTTCAACGCATTTATTATCAGCCCTGTCCGGTCTAACAATTTCATGAGCTAATGTTATTGGCTTAACTCCTTTTGTCCCACCATAATCAAATACAGGGATTTTTTCGGGATGGACTATGGTTTCGCCCTCATTACCATTTTCGTCAATTATTGATGTGGAGAGGTAACACAAAGGGGAGGCGCTCGTGTTTTTAAAACAAGCCCACTGCTCCTTCCCGTCTCTGACGCCCCAGGAGAGAAGGTTGGGCCAATTATTTGGACAAGGATTTCTTGGATCTTCTGGTGCGATCCATTTTGTAACTTTCTCACAAGTATTCTCTGTTTCAAACAAATCTGGATTTTGAGATTTATCATATTTAATCGTTACATATCCTTTGTAACCTCCGGGACAAGTAGTCCTTTGAGTCTCACCATTTTTTATAAATACATTTTCGCCTTCGCCCCTGTGACTGTAGTTTTTAAAATCAATTTTTATATTTCCACCCACCTGATCTGTTGTTGAGAATTCACCAACTTCTTTATAATCGCAACATTTACTATAATGTATATTGCTTGCCTGTAGAATCTGTCTGGGATAATATTTGACGGGGGCGGATTCACAATCAAATGGACTTTCTTCATGCTCGGTTAACTGTTTGCAACTAGGCTCAAAATAAGAAACGGCTGCTTGTTGGGATGCTGTCGTTGCTGCTAATCTTGCGGCTTCAGTTTCTGCTACTACTACTTGTGCTTCGGTTGCTTGCTCTGTTGTAACTCCATCAGGTAAATAACTTTCAACTGTTTTTGCTCTCTCAAATAATTCTGAATTAAATGTGCAAGTATGATTAAATACTACGCCATCTGCAACACAATCCATTGAAATATTCCCGCGCCACATTCCACCAGCTGTACTGCATTCTTCAGTACGCTTTTCTCCACCACCCAAAGCCGACCAGTCATTTTTTGGGTAAGTAATTGCAGTATTATTAATGTCTGTAATAGTTTTTTTAAAGGCGGGACAGTCAGGAATATTATTATTATTAGCAGGTTCACCTTGGTCACCTTGGTCAGCAGGTTCACCTTGGTCACCTTGGTCAGCAGGTTCACCTTGGTCACCTTGGTCAGCAGGTTCACCTTGGTCAGCAGGTTCACCTTGGTCACCTTGGTTATTTGTATTAACAGTTACTTTTCCAGCAGAAAACATAGAAAACATTTTTTCAAAAATAGTCTCTGTCATAGATAAAATAGCGGCTTTTTCACTTAAGTCTTCTTCTACCTTTTCTTCTTTATCTTCAATTCCTTGAATTTTTTTATTTACTTCACTTAATTCTTCTTTTTTAAATAAAAGTTGCCTTTCAATATGTTTTTTAGAACTCTGCTCCAGAAACTGATTTTCTAACAATTTTTCATTTTCTTCTATTTCTTCCTCAATTGTTTCTTTTAATTCTTTCAAATTTTCTAAGTTTTTTTCAATTTTATTTAATCTATCATTTTGCATTTTGAAATCAAGTTTATTTTGTTCATTAGTTTTATAAGCATTTTCCAATGTTCCTAAATCTGGCGTTGCGTCTAATAAACAATTTGAACATTCTTCATCTATACAACTGGTTTGTTTATCAGGGCAACAACCAAATCTCGTTCCTTCACAACCTCCTATTAATTTTTTAGGGGGTGGTATTGGAGGATCTACAGGAAAATACCTCCTATTTATAAGTCTTATTACAAAAAAAGTTGTAACAAGAATTAATATTATTATTATTAATTCTTGAATATTCATATATATATATAATAACTATTTATTTTTCAACTTTGATCCATTTTTCATTTTTATAAAGTTTTATAATATCAGGATACATTTTCTCATATTTATCATTATAGATTCCAAAGTATAACGGTAGAAGATTACCAACATTGATTGCACATTTATTAAGTTCTTGCCAAACAAAACGAGCAAGAATATTACCATAACCATAAGCGTCAATTAACATTATATCAAAATCAAATCTTTTAATATTTTCAGCATAAGTGGCAAATGTTTCATTAATTCCTAGATTATTAATTTGTTTCGTTTCAAATTGCAAACAAGTAATTTTACATCCAGGAAATAAATTACAATTGTAATAATCTGTATTATTTTTTTGTTTTGAAATTTCAGATGAATATGGTGAAAGAACTAATATTTTTTTACCAGCTAGAGCAATCGACCAAGGGTAATATTTAACAAATTCACCAATATTAAAAACTCGCTCCCATAATTGTTTTTTATTTTTATATTTTTCTTGGTAATAATTAAGACCCTGGATAGTACCCCCATCATTAGTTTTATTAAATTTTTCAAAACAAGTATAAAAATCAGCATCTGCAAAGGAATTACTATAAAGTAAAGAAAAATCTATAGTTTTGTTAATATCATTACAATAAATATAAGATTTTTCAAGAGATGGCAATAATTTTGTAACATTATTTGGGTCAACTCTTGCTTTTTCATTAACTATTTTTAGTATAATGCTTGTAAAAAATAATTCAGGACCATTCATCTTAGGAATATAAAAAGTTTCGCCATTAGCAAATTTTTCACTTATATAATTATAAAATTTTATATTATCATCGTGTCTATACTTTTTAAAATTATCAGTCCAATTAATTATATTAGAATATGTTTCAATTCCAGCTTTTTTTGTTGAAAATCCATATGGTTCAAAATAAATGTGTGGTCTAGGTATTAAATCTTTTATACTATAATCTCTTTTTTTCGATTTTTGTACGTGGTATGTTTTAATTAATTTTGGAACATTAAATAAATTATAGCCAAGTATTTTCATAATATAAACCAATTTATTATCACAGCCAGGTTGTCCAAATTTAAAATCAAAAACTTCAGTATTTTTAGGTATATGACTAGTATGTAAAATCCAAGTATCTTGACTATCAAATCTAGGACCAAAAATTTTAGATCTTTTACTATTAATTTCATAGTTATATCTAAGCAATGCTATAAAATTTTTTTTTTTATGAAAATCTGTTTTTCTTAAATTATTAATTGAATCATCTAAAAAAATATCACTATTAGAAAATACAATATATCCATTTAAATTTCTTTTATTGATATAATCAAATAATTTTTTATAAGTTAATCTAGTCTTAATTTTTTTTTGTATTATTTTTTTGGATTGAACAGAAAGTTCATCATTAGTATATATTCTTTCATTTAATAAAATAATTTGATCAATATAACTATTTTCTATATTTTTTTGCAAACAGAACTCAATTTCTTTTTGTCTATCAGGTTCAGAATGAATAAAAAATTGTTGAAATAAATAAATAGGTTCGGGGTTGTTATCGCTAGAAGACAGTAAATTATTCGATTTTAAGAATGATAACATATAATTATAATAAATAAAAAAATTTTTATATTAAAAACTATAAAATATATTAATTCAATGAGTAGTATTTTATATTATAGTCAATACTGTCAGCATTGTAAAGACTTAATAAGAACATTAAGTAAAACAAAAAATAAGGCTAAAATTCATTTTATATGCATAGATGTAAGAGAAAAGCAAGATAATGGAGAAATACATATAATATTAAAGAATGCACAAAAAATATTATTACCTAGCACAGTAAAGACAGTTCCTTCATTATTATTATTAAATAAAGGACATAAAGTTTTAGCAGGCATAAAGTCGATATTAGAATATTTAAAACCGGAAAGAGAAAGGCAAGTAAGAAAAGCAACAATGAATAATATGGAACCGTTGGCATTTTCAACAACCGAAATGGGTAGTTTATCAGATAATTATTCGTATTTAGATATGTCTCCAACAGATTTATCAGCAAAAGGAAACGGCGGTTTAAGAATGATGCATAGTTATAGTGGTATAATGGATAATCAAAAAATAGAGACTCCAGAAGATGATTATGAGCCAGATAAAATAGGTGAAGTAGATTTGGGAAAAATTCAAAGCCAGAGAGAGGCAGATGTAAGATTTCAGTAAAATATAATATAATAATTTAAAAGGAAAATAAATATTTATACATATGAGTAGTTTATTAAAAGTATTTAATAATCATTTAGTTGAATTTTTGAATGATTTTCAGATAGTAATGCCAAATAATAATATAAAAGCGGCAGTATTATTTATAAATACAACAAAAAAAATAAATCCAAGTATTTTTATTAAAGGATGGATAAACTATATTTATAATCCATATAAAGAAAAAATTAAAGAGGGAGATTTTACATTTTTTATTGAAAGGGACTATTCAAGTGATATAGATGCAGATGATGATAATAAAGTTTTAGAGATAATTAATACAATAAGAACCGAATTAAAAAAACTAGACGAAAATAACAGAGAAAAGGTAATAAAGTATGTTCAAAATTTGACAAAAATGGGTGAAATGTACCAAATAGAAAAGAATTTATAAATAATGTTTAGTATAATTTAAATAAAAAAATTTAATAAATTATACATGGAGAGAGAAAAAGAAGATGCTGAGAAACCTTTTGAAGTACCTGAGAATTTTACAAAAGTTATGAAAGATTTAGTAACTGATATATTAACAACATTTCCAGAATATAAAGAAGAATTAAATGAATTATTAGTAAATATTATTTCAGAAGAACCAAATAAATTAGAAACAGAAAATCTATTTAATTACGCAAAGGAAGTTTATCCGGAACGTTTTTTTGACATATTGTATCAAAATGAAAATATATTTACAGATAATGAGATTAACACTTGTTTTTTACCAAATATAGATTTTTCATTATTAATGACAGATGAAATTAGTGAGAATACAAAAAATATAATTTGGAAATATTTACAACTAATATTATTTTCAATCGTTGAAAATGTAGAAGGTTCAGAAAGTTTTGGGAACACAGCAAAGTTATTTGAAGCTATAGATGAAAATGTATTGAAAGAGAAATTACAAGAGACTATGAAGAATATGTCAGATATGTTTGAAGCAGATGATGAAACAGGTGAAGGAGAGAATGATTTACCTAATCCAGAAGAAATCCATGAACACTTAAATGGAATATTGAATGGTAATTTAGGCAAATTAGCTACTCAGATTACTGAAGAAACTTTAAAAGATTTAGATTTAGATTTAGAGTTAAATGAGGAATCATCAGTAGGAGAAATATTTAAGAAATTATTTAGTGATCCTGGGAAATTAATGAAAATGATAAGCAAGGTAGGCAAATCTTTAGATGAGAAGTTAAAATCAGGTGAAATTAAGGAAAGTGAACTTATGGAAGAAGCCAGTGAATTTTTAAAAAAAATGAATGATGTTCCTGGGATGAAAAATATGTCTTCAATGTTTAAAAATATGGGTATGCCTATGGGTAATGGTAAGATGAATATAGGTGCAATGCAAAATCATATGCAAAAAAATATTAAGATGTCAAAAATGAAAGAAAGAATGAGGAGGAAATTAGCAGAGAGGAAGGACAATAAAGATGAACAAATTAGATTATTAGAAAAACAGTTAGAAGAAGCACGAACTGAAAATAAGAAAATAACAGGATCTATAAAGTCAAAAAGAAAAAAGAGGCGTAATAGAAAGAAAAATAAAAATAAAAAATAAAAGTCAGTATATATATTAATGGGTGACAACTTTTGGCTCAATAAACCTAATATTTTATTAGATAAAGAACATATTTCAGAGATATGGCCAACAGATGATTTAGAGTATCCTGAAAAATTAAATGCTTGTACTAGATTAATTTTACTACTAGCATTATTAGGATATTTTTTAACAAAATCAATTAAAATACCAATAACAGCTTTAATAACTATTGGAGTAATAGTAATGCTTTATAAATCAAAAGCAGGAAAAAAAGAAAAAAGTAAAAATATTAAAGATATTAAGGAGAATTTTGCAAATTTAAGTGAACAATATCAAGAAAATAAAGAAGATTTTATAGAGCCTACAAAAGAAAACCCTTTAATGAACGTATTATTACCAGAAATAAAAAATAATCCAGGAAGGAAACCAGCAGCACCATCAAATAATGAAGAAATAGAAATAAAAATTAATGAAAAGGCATCAAATATTGGTTTAGAAAAAAAATTATTCAGAGATTTAGGAGATAGTATATCATTTGATCATTCAATGAGAAATTTTTATACAATGCCTAATACTCAAATACCAAATAATCAGAAAAAATTTGCTGAATTTTGTTATGGAAATATGCCATCCTGTAAAGATGTAGAAAACAAAGATCGTATGTTTTGTTAATATTGTTAAAAATTAAAATCTCTATTATAATTATATTATGTCAGGAGCATATAATTATATGTTTGATTCACTTTCTAGAATTGGAAATGATACCTGTGGCATTACTGCAAGGGATTTACAAAACAGTAAAACAGAAACATATTTGACTACAAGCTATGTTACTAGAAACTGTGGTATGTCTGGACCCATTGGTTTTGCAACCAAACAACCAAATATATTTTTTAAGGGTGGTGTAGGAAGTAATAATGGTGCAGGTGGTTGTGCAGTAAATGAAGAAACTAAGTTGCAAGTAGGTAATAAACCAACAAGACATAAATGTAAAATTTCATTACAACAGAGACCATATTTAACAGTGCCAAATTTATCAAAAGGACCACCACAGCCAGTTTTTGAATCAAAAATGCAACAGGGTGCACAAATTACTGATAAAAAAAGTTGCCGTGTTTTAATGGAAAAATCATTTATGGGTCACTATCTTACTCCTATGATTCCTTCATTAAATAGCACAATACAAAATCCTGCTAATTTAATTGAGGGTGTAGCAGCAAGTGGTTGGATAAGAGGTGGATTACCCAGTCGTGAGTTATCAAGAGACCAGGATTATTTAGAGAGGAAAAACTAAATTATTATAAATTTATAAATTATAAATGTATAATACAGATTTTGAATTAACATACAGAGATATATCAGATAACAAATTAAGTGACAAAACATATAGAGAGGAATTCTTAAAATTCTTAAATTTAGAAGAATATAATGACGATACTGTATCTGAAAAATTAGATGAAATATTTTTACTTCAAGGATTTACTTTTACAAAAGTTTTAATTTATATTTCTAATTATAATAAATTACCGTTTGAATTATCTCCAAAAGATTGTTTCCCATTTTTATTTTCCTGGGAATATTTTAGTTTTACATTTGATGCAATAAAAGCAAAAGCTATTGAAAATAAGCATTTTAATTTATTATTATTATGGGAAGAAATAAAAAAATCAAAATAATATATAACTATATATGTCTTCAACAAGAGAAATAAACGATCCCTCTAGATTTTGCCAAGAACAAAAATCTTTATATGATACTCATACACATGTTATGTGGAAATATAGAAGTATGCCTTTTCATTCTTCATATCCTACAGCAGGAATTAATATGCCTGCAATGAAAAATGGTTTTGTTAATAATATTTTATCAAATAATGCTTGTGATATTGAGAGTTCACTTTTAGGAATAGGTTCGAGTAATTTAGTAAATAAAAAACCAAATGTTGTTCCAAAACTTAATAAATTAGATAATGCACAATTTTTTGATAGATTAAAAGTTTTTATGCCAGATCCTTTAGTAATTGAAAAAGAACAAAGACCAAAAGGACCATTCAGTTAATTATATTATTTCAAATAATAAAAATAATATAATATTTTATATAATGTCATTCACTAGATTTAATTATGACGAAGCAAGAACTAATAAAAATCTTCAACAAGCTACTGGACCAGGTAGATATATTTTAAATGTACCTGGATGGGGCAGTGCTCCATCCACATTTGATGATCCACAGATTAGAATGCAAAAATGGGGTGGTAATTTAAGAAAAGTTTATAATAGTACCGCCATAGATATAAATAGTGATTTAATTGGAATTACTAGGTCTATAAATAGTAAAGATTGTAAAGACAAGGCATTTCCATTTAAAGGTGTTATTCCTTCGCAAAATGTATCTTATCCAAGAGTAAAAAATGTTATAACAAATGAATCTAGAGTAACGCATCCTGCTTGGATGTACAGAGATTTAGAACAAAATAGAAAGTATCCATTATTTTTGAATCCTTTAGAAAACTGCATGATTCCATTTTCTAGTAATTTAAATACTAGACTTTTAGAAAGAGATAATTTTAAACCAGATATTCCCAATCCTCATAATTAAATGTTTTTCGCCAATAGAAAATATGTTGTTTAATATATATGGCAGAAATTGCAATTCCCGTTGCTGCATTAGGTGTAATGTATATTCTATCTAATAAAGATAAAAAGAAAAATATTGAGACATTTGAAACTTCTAGAAAAACATATAATAAATTACCAAATACACAAGTTCCTGTACAAAACTATCCAGTTGAAACTTATTCAGAATTAAAAGACAATCCATCTAGATATAATAAACCTAATAATTTAAAGCAAAGATATTATGATCCACAAGTACATAAAGATGTTTTTTTAAATGATAGAAAAGATGACGCAGATGATACATTTACATCATTAACAGGAACTGAAGTACCTATTCAAAATTTTAGTCATCAAAATCAGCAACCTTTTTTTGGTTCAAGTATTAAACAAAATTCATTCCAAAATCAGCACGAAGGTGTTTTAGATTGTATGACTGGTAATGCATCACAATTTATAAAAAAGGAAGCTAGAGCGCCTCTTTTTAAACCACAACCTAACTTATCATATATTAATGGAGCACCAGATCAAGGAGATTTTATGAGGCAGAGAATAAATAAACCAATGAGAGCTGCTAATGTAAATCCATTTGAAGAGAAAAAAGTTGGACCTGGCTTGAATAAAGGTTTTGGCTCTGAAGGAACTGGTGGTTTTAATTCTGGAATGCAAGCAAGAGATACTTGGGGACCAAAAACAGTAGATGACCTTAGAGTTAAAACAAATCCAAAACAAACCTTTTCTTTAAATAACCACCAAGGTCCTGCACAATCTAAAATTGTAAATAGAGGAATGCAAGGACGTGTTGAAAAAAGTAGACCTGATACATTCTATCTTAATACTCCTGATAGATGGTTTACAACAACAGGTGCAGAAAAAGCATCACGTGTTATTTCTGAAGAACCCTTACAATATCAAAATAGAGCATTTAATACAAGAGAACATTTTGGTAATGCAGCAATGGATGTAACTTGTGGAGAAGCACCTACACAAAGAGGAAATTTTAGGGAAACGAGGAAAGTGCAATTAAATCCTTGTCCAGAAGGACCTGTTACATGTAAAGAAAGCCTTGCAGCACCTAATAGAACTGGATATAAAGTATATTCAAATTCTAGAACAACAACACAACATGAAGTTGATATGGGACCTGTTCAAAGAGGATTATGGGCTGTTGTTAGTCCAGTTCTAGATGTTCTAAGACCAACAAGAAAAGAAAACGTTATTGGTGCATTTAGGAAGGTTGGTAATGCTGGTGGTATTGCTAGAGGTTCTGTTTGGAATCCTGCTGATAGACCACAAACCACAATTCGTGAACAAACAGAAAAAACAAAGCATACTACGCAACCTAGCAGAGACCTTGGTGGTGGTTATGAAACAAACCCACAGCATGCACCACAAACACAGAAACAGTCTACTCATTGTTCATACACCTCTAATGCTAGCGCAGGAGGAAATACAACCAAACCTATTACATATAATTCTGCATATAATGCACATCTTAATCCTAATAAAGAAGTTGTATGTAAATCTAGATTAAATCACGGTAATACATCACAATTTAATTCGGCACAAAATGTAAAAATAAGCAGAATAGGTATTAATCACGAAGCACAAATGTTTCCTAGTATGCCGTCTAGTATACAAAATATTTCCAATATAGGAGAAATTGGAGGAAAAAATACAAGAGAAGTTAGCCAATTAAATAGGAATAATCCAGATTTACTATCAGCTTATAATAATAATCCATATGCTCAATCATTAAATAGTTGGGCTTAAATTATATAATTAATTATTAATTAAAAATAAATAATTATATGTTTATAAAATGTCAATTGAAATCCATAAAAAAATAAAAAAACAATTAGATTATTTTGTAAAAACTAAAAAAATACCTCATATAATTTTACACGGACCATTGGGTAGTGGCAAAAGAACTTTATTAAAATATCTAATTGATAAAATTTATACAAATAAAAATAATGTTATGTACGTTAATTGTGGACATGGTAAAGGTATTAAATTTATTAGAGATGAACTTAAATTTTTCGCAAAATCAAATATTAAAAACCATAATAAAGGAATTTTTAAGAGCATTATATTACTTAATGCTGATAAATTAACTACAGATGCTCAATCCGCGCTTAGAAGATGCATTGAACAATTCAGTAATAATACAAGATTTTTTATTATAGTTGAAAAAAAAGAAAAATTATTGAAACCAATTATATCTAGATTTTGTAATATTTTTGTAGAAAAACCTATCATTAATTCCAAAAATCAAAACTTACACTCATTAAAATTTGAAAATATAACCATTGATATTGAAAAAAAAAAATTTATAAAAAAAAATTTATCAGTTAAAGATCATTCTGTTAGAAACTGTTTTAATATTGCAAATAAATTATATGAAAAAGGTTATTCTTTTTTAGATTTATTATACTATTTTAAAAATAGTGAAGAAAAATTTGAAGATAAGGGTGCAATGTTAATATATTTCGATAAAGTTAGGAAAGAATTTAGAAATGAAAAATTACTAATTTTTAATTTCGTTTCTTTTTACTTTATTCGTAAAAATCTTAATTTAGAAAATATTGATTCTATGTAAATGGACGATTATAATATTGATATTCTTTCCCAAGCTAAAAGTGAATATTCAGCCAATCTTGTTAATATTATTATTCCTTTAATTATAGAAGGTTTTAAATCTATTTTTAAAGAAGCCTGGCAACTTTGCATTAATAATGATGAGGATAGTAAATATTTAATGACATTTCAAAACTTTTTAACTAGAGTTCCAAAATGGAATCAGAGTATTATTAATGATGAAACTAAACGTATTTTAGAAAAAAGTAAATGCTCTTATCTCGAAGATCTACTTACTTGTGTTTATATTACACAACTTAAAATTCTAACCAGTATTCGGGTTAGTTCAAATCAAAAAAAGATCGATATTGATATTCCTAAGTTAAATGAATTTATACATAAAGTATATATTGCCTGTGCAAGAAAAATATATTCGAATGTATATTTGTTCGAAGAAGAAATTTTACCATTGCAAAAACAAAAAAACATGAGAGAGTGTGAGTTAATTTGTAAAGAATGTTTATTAAATGTAATAAGAGAAAGCATGCCTGTTGAAAAAATTTTAAGGGCTTATATTGATGAAACTACTGAAGAAGAAGTAATTGAAGAAAATATTACTGAAGTAATTGATTCTAAAAAAGAAGAGATTGAAAAGGCTGCCGCTGCTGCAACATTATCTACAGAAATAGATAATATTAATAAAGAAGTAAATTCGGTTTCAGCTGATATTAAAAGGGAACTAGAAACTACGATTATTAAAAAAGATTTAACACCAGTTGAAAATAAAATAATAAAAGAACTCAATAATGATATAAAAAATGAATCTACACCTAACTTGACCATTACTACACAAGAAATTAATACAATTCCCAAAGCTCTTTCAGCACAAGCACTTATAAATAAAACTATACCGAAAACGCCGCCATCTAGTCCAGTAAAAACTATACCTGTAATTAATACAAATACAGAAACTAATAAAAATTCAATTAGTTTTAATGACAGTGACCAAGTTGTTAACTATGATATTGTTAAATCACCAAAAGCAATCAATAATACAGTAATTGACAATGTTTTAGCACCTAAAACTGTTGATAGACTAGAAGAAATTAGTAAAGCTAGACACGAACAGCGAAAATTAGAAGAAGAAGAAGAAGAAGAAGAAGAAGAAGAAGATAAGTTAACAATATACGGAGATGCACCATCGCTTAAATTAGATGCTTTAGATATTAATGATATTGGAGATAAATTATCATTAAAAAAAGAAATTATGCATGATGTAATTGAATTAAAATAAATGCGTATAATTCTCTCTAAAAATGTATAAAAATAAATTAAATGAATGATTCAATATTCTTCCAAGCTTTTATTATGTCTATAGTATATCTTTTATTCAAATTTATTGAAATGAGATTTATACTAAAAAAAAATAAACCTGTTAAGGAACTCGTAAGAGAATCATTAATCGTTTACTTTAGTGTTTTAGGAGGAAATTTTGTTTTAGGACAAATTATACCATTAAAGGATTTAATTGCTGCTCCACAAGTATTTACTAATGATCCGGGATTTTAATTTGTATTATTTAATAATAATGTCACACTATTCAACTCATTATTAATATTATCTAACCAAATTTGAAATAAATCAATTAAATTTGCAAAAATAATCATATATAACAGCATTAATAACATATTTAATAATAATTATTCGGTTATTATTAAGTAATTTAGAATATTTAATTTTATGATAGTGCCTTTTTTTCAGTTGTTTCTTGTGGAATATTTATATAACTAGGTAATTTATCAATATTTATTATCTTTGACTTGGCAGATTTATTCATTTTTTTAGTGCTTGTTTTAAACTTATTAAAAATAGAATTTTTCACCTGTTCTTCTGGTATATGTTTATGAACAGTTCTTGCTATCATTTTATATAATTTAAACTCAGGATATCTTTCCTCACCATTTTTCTTATATAAAATATTTCGCCCATTATCATCTGTTACCCATTCATTTACAATATGTGTAATAGGACATTTAATATCTCCCAATTCATCAATATCATCGACAAAAAAGTCAAATAAAGAACAAGCTAATCTACATAAATCAAAACTTTTATTTGGTTCTAGTCTAGGTTTGTTTTTATTAAAAAATGGTTCGCAATTATATTGAGATGCCGCATCACCTTTTGCACTATAACTGTCACTACAAATTATAGTATCACGAAATTTATAAATAGCTCGTCCAAAATCAATAATTTTAAACAATCTTCCAAATGTTGGTACTTTATAATGCACTCCGTTTAATTTATATATTATAAATTGTTTATCCGTTTTTTTATACATCACATTATTAGTATGTAAATCATTATGTGTAAAATCAAACATTTTTTGATAAATCACCAAATTCATTATAATTTGAAATAAACAAGAACGCCACATATCATTTGAAAGTTCCTCATCTGAATCCATTAAATGGTCCAGTGTATTATCTAGTTTTTCCAAACATATAATTTGAACAGGAAATTTTTTGAAGGTAGCATTCAAATCAATATCCGAATCAATAGATTGTGAAATTTCTTCATACTCATCTGTTTCTTCAGTTTCTAGTGATTTTTCTGAATCTTCAGCATCTACTGAATAATTACTTGATTCATCAGATGTATTTGAAGAACGTGATGAGCATTCAGAATTAGTTTCTGCTTTACTAGAATTATTATCATTAGACGATTGAAAAATCAAATCTTTTTCAGATAAATTATTATGTATTCTAATATTTTCTGCAGTTAAATTAGATTTTTTAAAAACCCCATCAAAAATTTCTTCATTCAACTTATCAGTTTCTAAATCAGTTTTTTCATCCAAGAAAGATATTTTTTTTCTATAATTTCTAGTACTATCAGAACAATATAAATCCTCGTCTATTTCATCGACATCGAATAATTTATTTTTATTTTTATGATAATATGTTGAATCATATAAAAAATCTAAATCATCTGCAATATTTATTTTAAAATTTTCCTTAATGCATAAAAAAGAACCATAAAAATCTAAGCAATGTGGAATTTTATGATAATTATGTAACATACTTGATAAATAACTAAAAAATGAATCAATATATGCTGCATTATTTGGTTCTAATAGTCTGGATTGACATATATTATTAGAAAATTTAGGAAGACTAAACATTTTTTCATCAGAACTATCTTTATATTTGCCAACCATATATTTTGCAGGATCGATTAATGGTGAAAACTTAAAAAAACTTTTTGCTTTCAATTTAGAATTACCATCTGTCAGAGAACATATGAATGTATTGCGTTCATCTGTAGATTTTAGATTAAAAATTTTTAATTTATGATTTAAATTTATATTATTATAATTATTTTCATCTACAGAAAAAAATTTTTTATATAAAGGAATATAGTTTTGTGGTATGTTAAAACCGTTTTCTTCTAAAGTTTTGAAAAGGTGAACATTATTATTTTTCTTATAAGAAAATGTAAACATTAGTTTTTAATGATATATTTTATTGTATATTTAAACCCAAATCTGCGTAAAATGTATATATTAAAACGCTTTTTTATATATATATATATGAATTTAGAACTAAAAAAGTTCGATATGAAAAACATAAGATTCTCCGCCAATGAAACACAGGGACCTGTTATTGTATTAATAGGTAGAAGAGATACTGGAAAGAGTTTTTTAGTAAAAGATTTATTATATTATCATCAAGATATTCCAATTGGAACAGTAATTTCTGGGACAGAAGCAGGAAATGGTTTTTATTCAACTATTGTCCCTAAATTATTTATTCACGATGAATATAATACAGCAATTATTGAAAATATTTTAAAAAGACAAAAAATGGTAATTAGACAGGTAAAAAAAGAAACAGAGGCATATGGTAGATCAAATATTGATGGTAGAACTTTTGTAATATTAGATGATTGTTTGTATGATAATTCTTGGGCTAGAGAGAAATTAATGAGACTTTTATTTATGAATGGTAGGCATTGGAAAGTTATGTTAGTAATTACTATGCAATATCCATTAGGTGTTCCACCAAATTTAAGAACGAATATTGATTATACTTTTATCTTAAGAGAACCGTATATTAATAATCGTAAAAGAATTTATGATAATTATGCTGGAATGTTTCCAACTTTTGAAAGTTTTTGTCAAGTAATGGATCAATGTACAGAAAATTATGAATGTTTAGTAATATCAAATAATGCAAAATCAAATAAATTAGAGGATCAAATCTTTTGGTACAAAGCTAGTCCGCACGGTGAATTTCAATTAGGTTCAAAAGAATTTTGGGAATTATCTAAAAATATTGATTCGGATGATGAAGATGGTGAATCATTTGATCCAACTAAACAAAAGAAAGGTCCGAAAATAAATGTTAAAAAATCAAGATGGTAATATAAAAAATAAATTATATTTTATCCAGCTTTATAACTTCACCACCCCCAAGCTGAACCCTTTTTAGATATTTTTGCCTATTTTTCTCTTTAAAATTTTGAGTACAAAAATGTAATTCAGGTAATCTATGCTTAGAGCAAAACCTAAATTTACAATTACACTCTAAATCCGATAATTTTAATTTTTTTTTACATCCTATCAAATTACATCTTTTTTTGGATTTTTTATGAATTTTTTTTTCTATTTTCTTTTCTATTTCTTTTTTCGACCCCATCTTTTTTTTGTCTTTTTTTTCGTATGGTTTAATTATATCTTCATCACTACATAATTTTCTTTTTACAATTCTACCATTTAATAAAACATTTACATCTTCGGGTATAAAATATAACATATATATTAGTTATTATATTTTATTATTTAATAAATTTTTATTTTAATTTCTTTTATTTTTACTATCTGTAGCCCTTGTCCTTATATCTTCACCTTCAAACAATTCTTTTCTGATATCAGCACTGCTCAATTCGTCATTTCCTGTCGTTTTTTCTATACTAGTTGTTCCAACACCAACAAGATTACCATTTTCATCAATATTCTGCGTTAATTTATTTCCAGATTCCCTTGCTTTTTCTTTATTATCTTGTATTGCCTTTTTCTTAGCCTCTAATACACGTTTTTCAAACTGTTGTTTAGCTTGTTTTTCATTATCCATCTTATCATGCATTAATTGGTTTAGCTCTTCTTCCAAATATTCTACTCGCCCTGTCTTATATGCATCAGGATTAAAGGGTACCCACATACCAACTGGTCCTACATATACATCATGGTTTGGATCAACTTCTCTCAAAAGCTTAGCTCTAAGCTCTGCTTCCTGTTGTGTTGGATAAGAACCTCTTACCTTTAATCCTCTTGTATTAGTCTGAAAATTATGTTTTTCATTAAATATTTTTTCTAATTCATCACCTTTTCTATCTAAAAAATTCTTATATTCATCCTCTACGGTTGTTGCCATTAAATTATCTTTTTCAGATGTAACAAATTCTTCTAAATCCTTCATTAATGATTCATTGTCAAATTTATACTTAAAAGATAAGAAATTTAGGAATTGTGTAAATTTTTCCATAGATTTAGAGAAATCCCAATATTTTAGGAAATAATCAAATAAAAAAATATTTTTTTCTTTTAAAATTTGTTCTGGAGAAATAAAAGACATTGCAAAAAATTTTTGTCCTGCAATGGCTTTGTCCTCTTCAAGAACATCAACATATTTAGGATTTGCTGAACCGTCTGATTTTTTCATTCTTTCAAAAGGAACTTCTTTAGACATATCTATAATTTACTTTAAAAATAAATATTTAAGTTTTTTTATTATTAATATATTTTTTTTCTTGATAAACTATATAATATGCTTGGTGGATTAGGCTCTGCTCTTGATCTTGGCGAATTAGTCAGACGTGTCGTAAAATATTTAGTTGAAGGTGTTATGGTTGCCATTGCTGCTATGGCAATCCCCAAACGCTCTCTTAACCTCGAAGAAATTGGACTTATTGCTTTAACTGCTGCTGCCACATTCAGCATCCTTGATACATATGTCCCTAGTATGGCTGTATCAGCCAGAAGTGGCGCAGGGTTCGGTATGGGAGCCAACCTTGTTGGATTCCCCGGTGGACTTTAAATAATTTAATAATTTGATTTAAAACATATAATTATAATTAATTATATGTTTTTTTACGGTTTACTATTTTCCTTAATTTATAGTTATCTTTTTCTGCCAAGAAAAAGCAAACATAATCCCACTATTAAAGTTACTATAAGACCAATTATTTATAATAGTATGATATTTATTCCAATAAATAAAAAATATGCTTTGCATTTACACCATTGGTTAATTTATTTGTTTATTATTTTATTTTCATTTTTTATAAATATTCCAAAAATAATTATTGGATTTTCTTTAGGTTTAACAATACAAGGTCTTTCCTATAATGATTCGTTCTATTTTATTAAAAAAAATCCATATTAAATAGTTTCAATAAATTCCCAATTTAATTCTTTACAAATTTTTTTCCATATTTCATCCTGTTCTATTCTTTTTACTGGATCTTTTAATAATGGAAAAAACGGTAAAAATTGATTTTCTCCAAGTAATTCACATATTTTATATAAAACATAATAGTAATTTAAGAAATTAACACGATTATCTGGACAATGTTTTGCATATGGTTTTTGTATTTCCATAAATAGAGAACATAACTTATCTTCTAACTGTGGATTCATTACTGGAGGTTTAATACCTAATTTATCCTTTATAAAAGGTATATGTTCATAATATTTATTATAACCTAATTTTTTTAAAATATCTTTTGCATTTTGATTTGTCATATCTTCTATTTTCATACGCTCTTTTTTTATTTGATTAACAATATTAGTTAATACTTCTTCAGGTATTTGTGTTGTTTCTTTTGCTTGAAATTGTGCCAAAATTTCTCGGAAATGATTAATTCTTTTATATGCATAAAAACATACTTCTTTAGGCGGTTCCTTATAAGAAGGCTTTTCGTGTTCTATTAAATAAGGGAACTGTTCACTGCATTTATTGCATATTACAACGCCTTCATGTAATACATAGATTAATTCACCTCTACATTTTTTACATAAATCATGATTAATTTTGTAATCATTAATATTTATAAATTTTTCATCTACATTTGATAAATATTTTTTTACAAACTTATTACTATTATTTTCTTCCACATCTTCCTTTTTTTTATTAAAAAATGAATGTAATATTTTAGTTTTTGTATTTCCATTTGTAATTTTTTTCTTTTTTTCAAAGTATGAAAAAATATATTCAGAATTATCTAATAAATATTTTTTTTTCTTTACTTTTAATTTCTTTATTTTCTTAGTTAGAACTTTAATTTCATCTTTAATATTTAATTTTTCTTCCAAATCCATTATATTTTTTTTTATTTTATTTCTTAGAATTTCTCTTTTTTTTTCTAATTCTGGTAATTTTTTATTAAAATCATTTTTAAACCCTTCTATTATTTCATTATGTTTGCTATCTAATGTAATATTCTCTTTTTTTGGAGCAATAATTTTTTTACTAGTTTTTGGTTTAAAATTTGGCATATAATATTATTAATAACTTTTTTTTAATAAGTTATATGTTTAAAAATACTTTTCTTTCATAAATCAAATGGAAAACAATTTAAGCTTGGAAAATTTAAATATAGATACTGATAAACTCACAAAAATGATTTTTATTTTTAATGCATTAGAAAATGGCTGGACTATCAAAAAACGTGATAAAAATTATTTATTTAGAAAAAAACACGAAGGTAAAAAGGAAATATTTTCTAGTAAATTTTTACCTAGATTCTTGGAAAAGAATTTTGATTTAAATAATTTTATTTTTGTAGAGGAGTGAATTAAATGCAAAATGCGAATTTTTTTTTTCTTTAGCAATAGTATAACAATATGGGAGGAGGATTAATGCAGCTCGTTGCCTATGGCGCACAAGACGTTTACCTTTCGGGTAATCCCCAGATTACTTTCTGGAAGGTTACCTACAGAAGACACACTAACTACGCAATGGAATCCATTGAACAGACATTTAACGGACAGGCTGATTTCGGCCGCAGAGTCCAGTGCACAATCTCCAGAAATGGTGATTTAGCATACAGAACATACCTTCAAGTTACACTTCCCGAGATCTGCCAGGAGAACTGCTGTGGACAGGACGGCGCCGACACCTGGGCCAGATGGCTCGACTACCCCGGTGAGCAGCTCATCTCTATGGTTGAGGTTGAGATCGGTGGACAGCGCATCGACCGCCAGTATGGTGACTGGATGCACATCTGGAACCAGCTTACCCTTACCGCTGAGCAGGAGCGTGGATACAACAAGATGATCGGACACACTACCCAGCTCACATACCTTATCGATCCCTCTTTCGCTGAGATCGAGCGTGCCTGTGGTGGCAATGGACCTGCCGCTGTCTGCGCCCCCCGCAAGTGCCTTCCTGAGACTACACTTTACGTCCCACTCCAGTTCTGGTTCTGCCGTAACCCTGGTCTCGCACTTCCTTTGATTGCACTTCAGTACCACGAAGTCCGCATCAACCTCGAGCTTCGCCCATCTGACGAATGCCTCTGGGCTGTCAGTGAGCTCGGCAACGGATCCGGACAGGGCACCGGAAATGTTGGCAAATCTGTCAAGCAGAACGCTGCCTACCAGAAGTCACTTGTAGCCACTTCCTTGTATGTTGACTACATCTTCCTCGATACTGATGAGCGCAGACGCATGGCTCAGAACCCCCACGAGTACCTCATTGAGCAGCTCCAGTTCACTGGTGATGAGTCCGTCGGATCATCCAGTAACAAGATTAAGCTTAACTTCAACCACCCCTGTAAGGAGCTCGTCTTCGTCGTCCAGAAGGATGCCAATGTTGACTACTGTGCCTCTTTCAACAAGGGAACTGACCTTAACGAGGCATTCGGTGCCCAGGCTTTCAACTACACTGATGCCCTTGATGCACTCCCCAACTCCATCTCTGCATTCGCCTCACAGGAGTCTGTCGAGACAAACGGTGGATTCATCGGAGCCAACGGTCTCTTCCAGGATGCTGGTGCCGATATGACCTCTGCCGCCGCCCCCGGCGCCAACGCTGCTGTCCTTGACTCTTGGGACTACTACGCCAGTAATGTCAACGGCGGCGACGGCGCCAATGTCGGCTCAACCGTCTCTGATGCCGGTGCTTTCGTCCTTGCTGAGTCCGCACTTAACATGCACTGCTGGGGACAGAACCCTGTTGTCACCTGCAAGCTTCAGCTTAACGGACAGGACCGCTTCTCCGAGCGCGAAGGAACCTACTTCGATCTCGTCCAGCCATTCCAGCACCACACACGCTCTCCCGATACTGGCATCAACGTCTACTCGTTCGCCCTCCGCCCCGAGGAGCACCAGCCATCTGGAACTTGCAACTTCTCCAGAATCGATAACGCTACTCTCCAGCTTGTCCTTTCTGCCAACACTGTCGGTAACGATGACACCGCCAAGGTCCGCGTCTACACCGTCAACTACAACGTCCTTCGTATCATGAGTGGTATGGGAGGTCTTGCATACTCCAACTAAGTTTTTTAACTATTTTCATTTATTAAAAATAATAATTAATATATGAAAAAAATTTTATAATAGTTTATTCTAAAATAAATGTGGTCTCAAATATTTTTGTAAATTAAAGAATGTTAATTGTTCTCCTACTGGAATTTTCAATAAGGTTTTTAATTTTATATCTGGGTTAATTTGTCTTCCGTATTTTCTGTCTATTAAATGGTTTCTTTTTATATAGCCCATTATATATGTTGTTACTTCTTTTCTAGTTAATGTAGTAATGCTGCCTTGATGTATTATACCCATAAAATTTGCTAATTCTTGTGATATAGTGCTCTGCTTATTATAAGCATTTTTTTGATATTGTTTCAAATTCTCGGCACGGAAACGGGCCACATCTACAGCTTTAGCAACTCTCTTTTTTTTCCTTCTTACCACCTTCTTCTTCTTTTTTATTGGTTCTGTGTTCATTAGATAAACATCGTAAGCAGCGAATACTTCGGCTTCATTTGCATCATCATTTTTCTCTTCCTCTTTTTTCATGAAATTAAATTCTTTTAAAATATCATCATTAGATAGTCATTTGCTTTTAAATTTTGCTTTTTCCTCCTGAAATTTCGTATTAATTGTATGTCTAAAATTATTTAGCCAAAGTACTCCTGTTGTATTTTGATTATAATGCACCTTTTGCCAACCATTCTGGGGCCAAACTACTACGCCTGATGGTAAATCCCAACTTGGCAATTGTGTCTGAATATATTTATCATATACTTGAAGCTTAATAGCATCATCTGATGTAAGTGGTGGATTTCCCATATTTCCCATAATTTGCTGCATATATTCACTCATAATTCGTTCCCTCTCCTCTTTTTCTTGTACTGTAATCTCTGTATACTCCAACCTAAGTTTTGATAGCTCTTCACATAGTTGTGCTGGATTTCCAATATCATCCTCTTCTGATAACATTAATCTTGCTTGGGCTGTTGCTGTTTCTGCAATTTTATCACGAATTTCCTGCCTTTTCGCCTTCCATTTATCCAATGATTCTTGAAGACCAATGGTAAACTTGCGTGTTGACGTATTGTTACTCGTAAGAATATCCATTCTAATTATTTTTACTTTTAATAATTATAATTTTATCTATTTCAATTTTTATAAAATATCATACAAATCTAATAATAAAGCAGCTGTCTCATCTATAGATATACAAGAATCTGTTATGCTAACACCATATTTCAAATTTTGTTTTTCACCAAATACTAACTTCTGTTTTCCCTCATTTATATTTGATTCTATCATTAATCCTATTATAACTTGATTATTATTTTCTTTTAAGATTAATTTATCTGATAAATACTCTATTACCTCTTTCTGTTTTCTATAATCTTTTCCACTATTTCCGTGTGAACAATCCACCATTATATTCATCGGTACATTGTTTTTATTTAATATATCAATTGCATTCATTATATCGGGAATCTTATAATTTGGACCATTTTTTCCTCCTCTTAAAATAATATGGCAATTAGGATTTCCTTTTGTATGACATATTGCACTTTTACCATCATATGTTGTTCCATAAAAACAGTGCGGATGCGCTGCTGATAAAACCGCTTCTGCTGCTACATCTATATCACCTGATCTACTATTTTTAAAACCTACTGGAAAACTACAACCTGATATCATTTGTCTATGAACCTGACTTTCTGTAGTTCTAGCTCCAATTGCACCCCAAGTAATTAAATCTGAAATGTATTGAGGTGTATATGTATCTAATACCTCATATGCACAAGGAACTCCAATATTATTTAAATAATATAATAATTCTCTAGCTTTTAACAATCCCTTATTTATATTGAAACTATTATCTAAATCAGGATCATTAATTAAACCTTTCCAACCTACTGTGGTTCTTGGTTTCTCAAAATATACACGCATTATTATTAGTAACTTATGTTTTACTTTATCGCTTATTCTTTTTAATAATCTACCATACTCTTTTGCTTGTTCAATATCATGAATTGAACAAGGGCCAACTATACATATTTTTCTGTTATTTTTCTTATTTAATATATTTACCACTTCTTGTCTTTTTGAAATTACAAATGATTTTATTTCTTGACTTATAGGAATTTTTGTTAATGCCTCTTTAGGCTTAATTAATTCATACATTCCTTCTATATTTGTATCTCTTACTTGTTTTGCAGGGACTAATGTTTTTAAATATTTATCCATTGATGTCATATAATATTATATTAAATTTTCCTTTAATATTATAACATATATCTATATATGTTCAACTTAATTTATAATAAATATTTTAAGCACCCATCAGAAGTCAATATGACATATACTGAACATTTCAAGCATTCTATGTATTTTTCATATCTATTTCTAGACAGTGGAATTAAAGCATTCATACACGCAATTATGCCTGAATTTTTTAAAACAAGCACTACCGATGTTAATATAAAAATTACAAAACTTTTAAAATCAAAACTATAATATAAATATGAAAGTGCATATTGAACTTGATTTTAAAACAATTTTAGCTATATTTTTACTATTAGTTATTATATTCATTATATTTAGCAATACTAATAATGATATGAAAATTATAAAAAAAATTAAAAATGAACCTAAAAAAATCTTAATAAAGAATCCTTATGCTATACATCCTATGCCTATTCCTGTTCCAAAACGATATGCCATGCCCTTTCCCATACAATCAAATGCTGCGCTGATAGGTGGATTGAAAATTCACGAAAATAACTAACAGAACAGTTTATTCATATTTTTTACCTCCATTTTATCTGTTTGCTTTGTAAATAATTTATAAATCAAATTATCATTTCTCATTCTAATACTGTATTCTTGCCTTGCATTTGACCTTCCTATTCTACCAAATGCTTGGATTGTTTTTTCCTGTGTTAAATTTTCTAAGTCTTTACTTATATAACCGTGACAAAACTGATAATTAGTTCCATAAATATAATCTGTTGATGCAATAATAAGATATAAGTGTTGTTCATTCGCTAATTGCGACATAATGGCTGCATAATCTCTATATGCTTTCTTCTTTTTTACATCTGTAAAACCGTGTTTCTTAAATACGCCTATACCCATCATTAATAGAAACTTCCATAAAGAATCTACATCTAATAACATTATTTTTCTAATTATACTATCGCTTATTGATGATGTAAATGCATTCTTAGTATTTTCCTTATTCCATAACCTTAAATGTGCAAATGAATTTGGTATATAATCTTCTGCTAACTGTATATCCCTAATTCTGGCTCTCAATCCTTCTAATTTTTCCTGTAAATTTTGTGTTTCTTTTCCTGTATTGCCGTTTTTACTAATATTTTTCTCCTTTTTTGATTTACCTGTTCCATATCTATCTGAACCTTTCCTACTATCCGCTTGTAATTCTTCTTTATTAAGTTCATTCTCAATTGATGCTATTTGCTCTGCAATATTGTCATTTTCATATATATCTTCTAATATACTTTCTAACATTTTTCGTGGAATTTTTGCCGATTGTAAACAATATTTTGCTATTTTCTCAACATCATCCGCCAAATAAATAGTAGGACCATTAGTCAAAGTATAAGAATCATTTGTTGTTATCTTTATTGTTGAATCATGTAAAGGCTTTCTCTTATTTTTAAAATAACTATAAATTTCTTCATAATTATCTTTTGTTTGTAAAAGTAGCTTTAAGTAATACTCTTTTAAAGATATTGAATCTATCTCATCTATTTTTTCAAAATAATTTTCTACTTTATATCTTTTTTTCAGACTTTCTAGATTTTTATTTATATAAATTATAAATTTTGATATTTCTTTCAAATCAAAATGTCTCAAAATTGTACTATAATTTTTTATATGTTTTACACATTTCTTTACCTTTTCAAAACTATCAAACATATAATGGGGCAAAACCACTTCGCCTTTACTATTTAATATTGGTATCGTTTTTGCACAATCATTACTATTTATATCATATAAATTTGTGGTTTTAAACTTTATCATAAAACTTTGACAAAATGAAGATATTTCCTCTTGTTTCGGAAGTGTTGCTGATGATAATACAACATTCGGTATCATATTTTCATTCCAATTCCTTTTAAGAATATCATGAAACTCATGATTTTCATAATCAAGTGTAATGGTTGGCTCATCCCAATACCAAACTATATCCTCCGCTTTATTAAATGCCATCATATAATTCATTGCTGGTAAATATGATTCTATATCTGAAATAATTACCTCTACATCATCTCCTACACTGTTATCTACACGAAATATTCCACCCGTTCTACGATTCTTAACATAATCTTTTGCTGCATAATAATGAAGCCTAATTCCACCTGGATCCTCACAACCAAATGCTACTGCTATCTTCGCCTCTACTGAAACTAACGCCTTCGCTAATTGTAAACCAATATGCTTCGCAGCACAAACAAATATAATCCGATGCTTTTTACTTAATCCTACGGGAGTTAAAGTCTTACCTGTTCCTGTTGGAGCTTTATATAAAATTAGTTTTGGTCCTTTTTGTTTACAATATGTAATTACTTTCTTTTGGTGTTCATATAAACTAATATCGCGATATTTACTTAAATTTGAATTTTTTTCAATAAATTCAGAACTATTTTTAATAAAATCCTTCTTTTTTAAATTTGAACAATAAAATTCTAAAATGTGCCTTATATATTTTTCTAGATTCTTGTTCAAGTTTGATACATTATATCTTAAAACTTGTGTTAGTGTATAATAATAGTATTGGAATTTGTCTGATTTATTTTTATAATGTTTTAAGAAACTTGACATAAAACTTAGTAAAACAAATTCATATATATCATCTTTTAGATTCTCTACTTTTTTTTCTATATTTTTTATCCTAATAATTTCTGCCTTTTTTAAGTTTGTTTTCTTCTTTTTTTTATCAAATTTTAAAACATCAAACTTATATTTTTTCTGTAATTTATTCATTTTGCCTTCAAAATATTTTTCATAAAAGAAGTTATGATATTTATCCAATTCTCCTGATATTTTCGAAAAGTTTATTAATGTTAATGTATCATTATATGATATGTTTACATTTTCATAACCTGATTTTATTAACTTCAAAATTTTCATTTCACTGGGCGGCACTAAAATCTCTAATGCCGTCCATTCTTCCGCTGTTAATCTACTCTGTGTTAAGTCCATATAAATATTATTATAAAGATTTATAATAATATTTTTTCAAATCAATTTTTATATTTAATTAATTTGAATATTCTCCCTGAAATTAGAGAGAATAACCTATTAATTATCTTCTTCCTTTACGACGTCTTTTTGTTTTCTTTTTTCGTCGCCTTCTTCTCTTTGTCTTTCTGCCATATTTACAATATTGCTTTTGTGAAAACCCTTTTGGATGTTTACAGTTTATTAATTTTTTATATTTATTACTCCATTTTTTTCTTCGAGTTCTCTTTTTTCTTCCTCCTTTGTGTCTTTTTGTTTTCTTTCCAGATGTTTTACTTGATTTTCGTTTATTTGTTGTCTTTTCTGGAGCTGGAGTTCTTACAGGCGTTATTGTTATTAATGATTTACTCCCTGGCTGACAATGATCCGCACTTACCATACTACCAGCAGGACGATGTGCTTCTGTATAATCTCGTTGCCAAGGCTGTGAAAAATATTGCTCTGAGCGTGACTGCGATGATGGTTTAATAGACCAACTTACTTTATCTGCTGAAATAATAGGTCCGCCTCTAATATCATCATGAATATGATATAAAAAATGTTTAGGGGAAGAATTAGGTGATCTTTCAATATTTCTAAATATGTCTTCCAATTGACTTCTTAATAATAAACCACCAAATATTCCAATAAATGTCCCACTTACAAATTTATATTGATGTCTATTATATTTGTACTGTATAGGTAAATTAGACATTGAATCATTCGATATAACAATATCTGATTCTTGATAATATAACGCGTCGTTTTCTTTTAAACATTGGTATTTTGTATGTTTTAAGTATTCTGGATTATAAAGTAAATTTGATAAAGTTTGTACTGTTGTTACCACTGCAGTAAAAGGTTCTTTATCTAATTGAAAAACTATATTATCCTTATCTTGTAATAATGTTGATATTAATGTATCTTCAAGCATAATTATATCATTTGCTATTTTACTACGCAAAATAGAACTAGAAACAGGCTGGATTATTTCAAAATATAATACCGACCCCAATTTTTTGTGTAATTCTGTTAAAGCAACCTGTAGTTCATCTACAACTTTTGATTCTAATGCCATTGTTTCTATTTTACCTTCTGGTGCTGCAGCACTTGCCGCCCCTGCTGAATTTGCTGCAGCCGACTGCATCGACGCGCGGCGACGTGGAACCCGATACCGCACGGCGGCGTTTGAATCTGCTGGGATCTCGGGGAAATATGGTGCTCTCACAGCTCGTGCCATTGCTGCTAACTCTGATGAACCTGGTGTGAGCTCGCGTCGCGATGCAATCTGCCTACTTTCTGCAACCGCTCTCTCTCTCTCCCGTGGTGTTGAATGTATGGCTGGTGCAGCTGTGTCTTCTTCTTCAACTCTCCAGCGCTCTACACCATTTCTATACCAATACATATATTCATCTCGATTCTCCCAAAAATTAATTCTATCACCATATGCATCAATAGGAAACTCAACTGCTTCTGGATCATCTGGATTATCAATGGGTTCATCATCTGATGATGGCGTTTCTTGAGATTCTACTATTTGTGTATCTTGTGATGCTGCATTCATATCAGGAGTTGGTATTTCATCACCTGTCCACCCACAAGTATCACAACCCCATTGTTGTGACCGATCATACCATCTTATTGGGTTGCTACATTCAGGACATATATAATTAAATTCTCTCGAAGACATAATATATATATTATTTATATTAGATTATTCTCCCTAAAATTAGAGAGAATAACCAAATTAATTATCTTCTTCTTTTACGACGCCTTTTAGTTTTCCTTCTTCTTCGACGTTTCTTAGTTCCTTTTTTTCGGCGCCGTTTTCTTGTTCTTCTTTTGTATTTCTTTCTTCCACTTCCATCTTGTGGATTTTCATTTAAATCAAATGTTTGGCGCCATAAATTCATTTTCCATTCAGTATTTAATGTAACCTGTGTAAACCTTCCTGGTGGTAGATTATTTATTTTTCCAACAGCATCTGCACGTTTTCTTATTGCCTTTTTTTCCTCACTAGTGCTATTATTATACCAAGTGGTTTTAAAATCTCGAAATCTGCATTTAAGAATTATAAATTGTTGATTGTTATGGTGTGATGAACCATTATATGCATCCAATCTTTCTGCTAAATTCAGAATTGCATATTCTATTTGATAATCCATTTTGATATATATATATATATTATTTATATTAGTTTATTCTCCCTGAAATTAGAGAGAATAATATAATTAATTATCTTCTTCTTTTACGACGTCTTTTAGTTTTCTTTTTTCGGCGACGCCTCTTAGTGCTCTTTTTCAGGCGCCGTTTTCTTGTTCTTCTTTTTCCTCCGCCTCTGCGAAGCCCATAAATATATTATTTATATAATTTAATGTTTATCAAAAGGGTTTTCTTTTGCTCCCACCTCTTCTATTAATGTATTATGTTTTATAAAAGGTTTCTTTTCTCTATTTTCATAATCTGCTTTACATTCATCATATAATTTCGCCAAGCGCCATATTTCCCAAGATTCTTTATCTGGTATTATATCAGACTTTTCCTTTATCCACCGATCGACACGCTCTTTTATTTTTTGTTTTTCACTATCATGACGTAATACTTTATCTTTACAAAAAATAAATAAATCAGATATTTCTTCATTTTTAAATTGTTCCATATGACTAAAAAATGAATATTTTTTTGCTGACTTTAAATATACTGTAAACTCTATTTTATCTAAATAATTCATATGTAATAGAAATATATAGTTCATTTTAAATTATTTATTAATAATATTAAAGTAATAAATATATTATCTAATATTAAATAAATGCCAAAAATTTATTCTGTTGAAGGTAATATAGGTTCTGGAAAATCAACTATAATTAAAAATTTAAAGAAGGAATTTAGATTTACAAAATATAGAAAAATTTTATATTTACAAGAACCTGTTGATGTCTGGGAAACATTTAGCGATGGAGAAAATAATATTATTGAAAAATTTTATGAAAATCAAAAAGAATGGGCTTTTTCTTTTCAGATGATGGCTTTTATATCTAGGATAGCACAGTTAAAAAGAAAAATACAAAAATACAATTATAATAGCTATATAATTATTACAGAAAGATGTGTTGAAACTGATAAAAATGTATTTGCAAAAATGTTATTTGATGAAGAAAAAATAAATCCAATTAATTATCAAATTTATTTAAAATGGTTTGATGAATTTGTTAGTGATATCAAAATTGATGGACATGTTTATTTAAAAACAGAACCTGAAATATCATTAGAGAGAATTAAAAAAAGAAACAGAAAAGGTGAAACTATATCTCTTAATTATTTAAAAAAATGTCACGATTATCATAATAATTGGTTAAATGAAAAAGATAATGTTTTCATAATAGATGTTAGTTCTGAAATATCTGAAGAACTTGCTAATAAATGGGGAAATAGTATTATTAATTATATTGCTGATGATATAACTGAATATAATAAAAAAAAATATAAGGAAGTTAATACAATTATGGATAACCATATTTGTTAGTTTGTAAGTAATAATCTTGATATTAATTTTTTTTCAGGTTTATAATCTAATAATTCCTTATTTGATGTTGTTTTAAATTCATCGTCTCCATATATGTCTTGTAAACATAACCATTCAAATAAACCACCTGCATAAATACATAAATTATATAATCCAAGCGATACTATTTGTTTATACTTTTCTTCAACTTTTTCATCAGTACAATTTTTTCCGTATATAACTATACATTTTGTTGGATTTTCTATTTGTTCATTAATAATGTCTACTTCATTACATGCTAATATTGTAGAATGTATTAAACATTCTTGGCTATTTTTATTTAATGTATTAATTATAATAAATTTTTCCGGAGTATTTACACAATATTGCATGTCTTCAAAATTTATTTTTTTTATTGATGTTGAATTACCCATTAAAAAATATTATATATATTATAATATTTTTCTTTATTATTTTACTTATTTAATTGAATTTAACTACAATTTCTACATCTTCCTTTTTAATAGTTTTTGTAGCTGAGACAGACAATTCCTGTCTTTTTTTTCTTGTAGATACAGATTTCTTCTTAGATTTACCATTTTTTCTATATTTCATTGTGCTATTTCTTTTGTTCATATCTGATTCTATAGTAGACATATTATTTTTTATATATTTAATAATTTCATTTTCCATAGCCCATCTAAAAAAGTTTAGTTGTCCTATTGTAGTTTGAATATGTATATTATTTTTGTATGGTATAGTAATTCTATCCCATCTACAAAATGGGTCAAACCTTTTCTTTGAATAAGCTTTTAATTTTAATTTATAATCAACATAAACTTTAAATCTCATATTTCTTACTTCACCACACTTAATTTTCTTTACATTATAAATTATAAATTGTTTTTTCGCATAATTTGTAACAAACCAATCTATTAATCTAAGACTAATTTTGCTCTCACCATTAATAATTGGTAAAATTTTTTCTAAATTATTATCCTTATTATAAAATTTCATTAAATTATCTAGTAATAAAGAATTTTGCGTATTATAACTCATTTATTATTTCTTTTCTATAAACTTTAAATCAAAATATTCAATAATATTTAGTATCTAAAACCAAATGTATCCATTAAAGGCCATTTAGCAGAACCTGGTAAATTATTTTCAAATTTTTCAGTTATATCACCTGGCTGTTCAGAAGCCTCCGCTGCCGCTTCTCTTACTTCTTCTGGTACTTCCGGATCCGCCGCCATTGCGTTTCTTAATTCTTCTGGCATTTCTCCTACTGCTGCCGCCGCCTCCGCCTGCTTGCCTGCTTCTTCTTCTTGTGATGGGGGTTCTTCATTATCTAAATTTCCAGGATTTAAATTAGGATCATTTCCTGGTTGTACTACTCCTCCTTCTGTTGTATTTTCATCAAAACCTGGTATCATTTTAGTATCAGTTGGGACACCGTGCGTGTGTTGATAAGGTGTGTGCACCATTACTGTATGTCCTTCTAAAAATTTTGCACAACCTAATAAAAAATTAGATACAAAAATTGCTATAAATAAAGAAATTGTTATATTTTTTGACACACCTTGATATGCTAAAACAAAAACAGTTAAGAATACAAATATACAAGATACTTTATTAAGACGAATATAATTATACATTTGTAAACAACATATAATTATCATTGCCGCCAAAACTACATTATGATTAATTATTTTATTGAATTTTTCTTTGGCAATAGCATTCATTATATAATTTTATTATATTATATTTTTCCATAAGAACTATTTTTTGGTCTTAAAAATTCATCTTGTACACTTAAATCGCTTAGATAATTATTATTTGACAAAAAAGGATTTATATTTCTTTGAATTATTTTATCTCTACCGGTTAATCTATCATTACATATTGATTTATCATTCTTTTTTTTTTCCAATTCTAAATCTTTGCTGAATGATCTATAATCAAAAAACTCATCTATTTTATTATCTTCATTTTTATTCTCTTCATTTTTTATTTCTTCTTCAGAAATAGTTTGATGTTTTTGTGTTTTTTTTAATTTTTCTCCATTTGTCCATTTGTAATATTTATATTTACTTTCTATATTTTGTTCTTGTAAAGCTAAACTCATATATATATTTATAATTTTTTTATTAAATTCATTTTTTTTGTAAATAAAAATTTTTTACTATTTTTTGTTCTTCTCTCTAAATTACATTTTAAACAAGCACATACTGTATTAAATTTTGTATGACCTTCTTTATTATTAATCCTTTCTAATGTCCATTGTGTCGGCTCCCTTTTCTTATTATAAAACAATTTCATATTAGTATTACAATAATAACATTTTAATTTAGAAAGAACTAATTTTTCTACCAAAGAATTATATTTTATAAACAGTTCCTGGTCATACCTTTCTTTTTTTATATCTTGAGTTTTATAACTATTTAATTTTTTTTTTAAAGATTTTTCTAGTTCTTTTTTTTCAGTAAATTCTTCATTTAAATATATTCTGTTTACAAAAGACTTTTCCTCATTCATTGTATATTCTTTTAAATTACTATTAACTTTTATACTTTTTTCTTTACCTATTTTTATTTGTTTCCTATCATTTAATACTTTCTTATAATTATCAATTTCCCATTGTTTATTTAATTCTAGCATTAAATTATCACTCATTTAGTTTTATATTAGATAAAAAAGATATAAACCAATCTTACATATATATATATATGAGTGATGAATGTGTTGAACTTAAAAATATAAAATATCAGACAATGCTTTTAAATGGTAATAATAAAATTGATTCGGTAAAGAAAAACAGCGATAATTTGTTAGACTTTCTTGATAAAGAAAGTAAATTAAATGTAAAAAAACCCTGGAACAAATTAGGTAAGGGGAATAAAATTAAAAAGCTGCAAGAATTTGCTGATAAATATTGTTCTGAACATAAATTTTCTAAGTCAAAACGCGAATCACTAAAAGAATATTTAATTAAATGTTTAGAGCGTAAGAAACTACAGAGAATAAAAGATATTAGTTATGACAAAAATACAGGAGAAATAAAGAATATACCAGGTTTATTATTTCAAAAAAATAAATTTACAATTAAGAGAAGTGATAAAAAAAATAATACTCTAAAAGGTTTGGCACCTGTAAGAAGGAAAAAAATTAAAGTAAGCGAAGATAATAAATTGAATATTATTTAAATACAAATTATAATCTAATAATAAATAGTTAATGATTTGTATTAATGAGTTAAAACCGTTAAACGATATATTTGATACATTAGAGCCACCTGAAAGAAATATACCTTATAACGAAACTGACCTTGAAGAATTAAGGGAGAGTATCCAAATGATTATTACTGATTTTGTTGAAAATAATATTGATTATTATAAATATGAAGATTTTAATGATAGAGTTTATGAACATACAAATGAAATAATGATGAATCTTTATAACAATCTTATTGAAGTTTTTGAGGATATTAATATGTATGATTTTATAATGGAAGGCATAAATATCTATTTTAATTTAATAGGTGTTCCTCGTTCTTATAAAGATTCTATTTTAACCACTCCAAAAAAAGAAAGAAATTTGGCAAAACATTTAGATCATTTACGTGAGATACCACAACCTCAACAAAGAACAGACGATTGGTTCCAATTTAGATGGAATAGAATTACTGCTAGTAGCGCGTGGAAAATTTTGGATTCGCAGGCAAGCATTAATCAATTTATTTATGGTAAGTGCAAACCCATTGACAAATCTAAATACAGTAAAGTAAATATTAATTCAGCAACACATCACGGTCATAAATATGAAGAAGTTAGTGTTATATTATATGAAAATATGTATAATACAAAAATTGAAGAATTTGGATGCATACCATCAGCAAAATGTGAATGTATTGGAGCTTCTCCTGATGGAATTAATGTAAAGCGAAGCAATCCTAGATTTGGAAGATTACTAGAAATAAAAAATCCTGTAAGTAGAGAAATTACAGGCATTCCAAAAAAATCATATTGGATACAAATGCAGATTCAAATGTATGTTACTGAACTGCCAGAATGTGATTTTCTTGAAACTAGTTTTAAAGCTTATGAAAGCGAGGAACAATTTTTGGAAGATGGAACATTTAATAAAACAAAAGATGGTAAACAAAAAGGTATTGTAGTATGTTTTAATAATGGCACTGAACCTATTTATAAATATCCCCCTATTAATATTTCTCAAAAAAATTTTGATGATTGGTTAGAAAAAACTATTGAAGAAAACACTAATTTATCTTGGGTTTGCAATACATATTGGAAATTAGATAGTTTCAGTTGTATTCTTGTTCCTTATAATGAAAAGTGGATGTTATCCGTAATACCTAAATTTAAAAAAATTTGGGATACTATCTTAAAGGAAAGAGAAACTGGATATGAACATAGAAAACCTAAAAGTAGAAAAAAGAAAAAAATTACTGAAGAAAATAGCGAAAATATTGTTGTTGTTAAAGTAAGGACTGAATCATTCTCTAATTCATTACTTTAGAAGAACAATAATAGTTTACCCGTTTACATCCTTCTTTAGGAGGATTTTTTAATGATTTAGTATTTTCTTTCATATTATTTGTTTTTTGTTCAAATCCAAGTCGTTCATCATAAGGATACAATTCAAAATTATTTGTTGAATTAATTGTAAATTTTGGTGCTTTATCACCATAAACCATTCTTTCTGAATATACTTTATTATAATTAGAATATGGAATAAAACCCTCCTTTCTATTTTTTGTTATAATAATTAAATATCCTATTACTATTATCATAAATACAGTTGCATTAATTATTAAATTTCCTATCATATAAATTATCTACAGATATTAAAAACTTAAATTTATTTTTTAATAATGATTTAAAATTTATACTATATTATAAATCATTATGGATTGCGAAGATAAAGTAATTAAACGTGATGGAACTATACAAAGTGTTTCTTTTGATAAAATTTTATTAAGAGTTAAAAATTTAAGTAAAAATGAATTGGTTGTTAATTATACATCTCTTGTACAAAAAATTATTGATAGAATTTATAATAATATTAATACAAGTGAAATTGATGAATTATTAGCCCAACAATGTGCATCACTATCAACAAGTCACCCTGATTATCAAATTTTAGCTGGTAGAATATTAACATCTAATTTACAAAAAAATACACCATCTACATTTCTTAATGCGATGACTATTTTATATAATAACACAGATTTAGATGGGGTGCATAAACCTATTATTTCACCAACACTTTTTAATATTGCCAGTAAATATTCTGAAGAATTAGAAGAAATTATTGATTACCAGAGAGATTTTTTGATTGATTATTTTGGCTTGAAAACTCTAGAAAGAGCATACTTAATGAAAAAAGATAATAAAATTATTGAAAGACCACAACATATGTGGATGCGAGTTGCTATTGGTATTCATAATGATAATCTAGATAAAATTAAGAATACATATAATCTTTTAAGTAATAAATATTTTACTCATGCTACGCCCACATTATTCAATGCTGGAACAAATAGACCACAGCTTAGTTCATGTTATTTATTGGCTATGGAAGATGATTCAATCGATGGTATTTATAATACATTAAAAGATTGTGCTAAAATATCTAAATGGGCGGGCGGTATTGGGTTACACGTTCATAATATTAGAGCTAGCGGAACACGCATTAATGGAACTAATGGAACATCTAATGGGTTAGTTCCTATGTTACGTGTTTTCAATAACACTGCGCGCTATGTTGACCAAGGTGGCGGGAGACGTAACGGTTCCTTTGCTATTTACCTCACACCGTGGCACGGCGATATTTTTGAATTTCTAGAAATGAAGAAAAATCATGGTGATGAAGAAGCAAGAGCCAGAGATTTGTTTTATGCGTTATGGATTCCTGATATATTTATGAGAAGAGTTAAAGAAGATAAAAAATGGAGCTTAATGTGTCCTCATATATGTAAAGGATTATCCGATGTTAATGGTAATGATTTTGATTTATTATATACAAAATATGAAAATCAAGGTAAATTTATAAAACAAGTTTCTGCAAGAGAATTATGGTTTAAAATTTGTGATAGCCAAATTGAAACTGGAACACCATATATTCTTTTCTCTGATGCTTGTAATCAAAAATCAAACCAACAGAATTTAGGTACTATAAAGTCATCCAATCTATGCTGTGAAATAATAGAATACTCTGATGATAAAGAAACTGCAGTATGTAATTTAGCTAGTATATCGCTTTCCAAATTCGTAAAACAAAGCAAATATAAATTTCAACAAAAACCCATTATTTATTCAAAAGAAAATTGTATTTATTGCAAACTAGCTAAGAATTTACTAACTAATCATTCTATTGAATTTATTGAATGTAAAATTCCTATGGAACAACTTAAAAAAGAAATAAAAGAAAAATTTAATCGTGATATTTCTACCTTTCCACAAATCATAGTAGATAAAGAATATATTGGAACATTTCAAGATTTATCATTAATATTATGCCCATGCTTTGATTATGAAGAATTACATAATGTTACAAAAACAGTAATCGAAAATTTAGATAAAATTATTGATGTTAACTTTTATCCTACAGAAAAAACTAGAAGATCTAATTATTTACATAGACCTGTTGGACTTGGTATACAAGGATTGGCTGATACATTTGCGTTGCTTAACATACCATTTCATTCTGAACAAGCCAGAGAGATTAATAAGAATATTTTTGAAACTATATATCACGGATCACTTGAAAAAAGTTTAGAAATTTCAAAAAATAGAGAAAATAAAATTAAAAAATTATATGATGCATATGTTAATCTTTCTTGGAGATTTAAGGAAGATAATAATATTCCACATTATAGAGAATATATTATTGAAAACAATTCTTGCATAGAACTATTAAATGAAATTAAACCTATCAGAAAAGAAATAGAAAATATAAAAATGGGAAGAGAAAAACATTTCGTTGGTGCGTATAGTTCATTTGAGAATTCGCCTACAGGTAGAGGAATTTTACAATTTGACTTATGGGATAAAAAAGTATCTAATAATAGATATGATTGGACATCTCTTAAACAAAATATAATTAAGTACGGCATTAGAAATTCTCTTCTAGTCGCACCAATGCCTACTGCATCAACTTCTCAAATTTTAGGAAACAATGAATGCTTTGAACCATTTACTAGTAATATTTATATTAGAAGAACACTCGCAGGCGAATTCATTATTATTAATAAACATCTTATTAAAGAATTAATTGATATTGATTTATGGAATATAGATATTAAAAATAATATTATTGCACACGATGGTTCAATTCAACAATTAACATCTATTCCAAAATTTATGAGAGATAAATATAAAACTGTATGGGAAATTCCAATGAAACATATACTTAATTTATCTGCAGATAGAGGACAATTTATTTGCCAAAGCCAAAGTAATAATTTATGGATGAAGAATCCAGATTATAAAAAATTAACTGCAATGCATTTTTATTCTTGGAATTTAGGACTTAAAACTGGAATTTATTATTTAAGAACACAAGCTAAAGCCACTGCACAACAGTTTACAATTGATCCTAGTAAAAAAAACAATGTTCAAGAGGAAGAAGATTGTTTAATGTGTGGTTCATAATTATTTAACAAATATTAATTAATAAATATATTCAAACAATATTTATTAATGCAAGAAGTTGAAAAATATTCTAGACAATTAGAAAATATTAAATTAGAAACATATTTTTATGGTAATCATATTTTTTTTGATAAACAAATAAATGAAAGTTTTAAAATTAGATTTCCAGCCGGAATATTTCCTTGGAAAAAAAACGACAAAAGAATTATTTATATAATGACTTGTTCTACTCCTAATAAAAAATATATCATTTGTTGTTGTGAATTAGGTAATAATATTAGAGGAAATGAACATACAATATGGAATTTATTTAAAACTTTAGAATCTGAAAATCTAAAAGGTGTAGCTAATTTATTTATTTCATTATTATTTCGTTTTTATAACAATAAATATAAAGACGGTGATAAACTTTTAAATTTATATATAATTCCAAAATACTCTAAGGCTGCATATATTACATATTTAAAAAATGGATTTATCCATAATAGTCCTAAAAATTTTTGGCTTAATTATCGCGGCAATTTAGAACAAGCTTTATATATGTATAAAAAGTAGTTTTTTTTTCTTTCTCATATATAACTTAAAAAATGAAAGAATTAATTAATAAACCACAATATATTATTGTTGGTGCAGGTCTTACAGGTGCTATTTTAGCTAATAAAATTTCAAAAGACCTTGATGCTAATATTATTTTAATTGAAAAGTGTAAACATATAGGTGGTAGATATTATGATTATATAGACAAAAATAGTAAATTATTAATCAATAAATATCAACAAAAAATTTTCAATAGTGATGATAAAAATGTTTTAGATTTTGTTAATAAGTATACATCTATTAAACGTTTTGAATATCAAATTTTAAATTTATATAATAAAACAAATTTTCATTTTCCAATAAATGTTAATACTATTAATAAAGTTTGTAATACAAATATTCAAGATATTGACTTACTGAATGAATGGTTAGATAAAAATATTAATTATTCAGAAACATTTTTTGATAATACAAAAAAAAAAGCCATATCAAAATTTGGTGAAGATATATATAATAATTATTTAGAACCGTATTTAAAAAAAAAATGGAGAAGAGATGTTAATGATTTAAGTTTTTGTGTATTAGATGAATTTGAAATTAGAAAAAATCAAGATAATTTTATTTATAAAAACAAAAAGGTCGGATTTTTTCAAAATGGATATACGAGCTTTATACAAAGATTGATAAGTGGTAAAAATATAACATTAGTGCTAGAAACTGATTTTTTCGAGTTTAAAAAAAATTATAATTTACAAGATATAACTATTATTTACACTGGTAAAATTGATGATTATTTTTATAATTCTAATTTAAATAAATTAGAATACTTAAATGTTACTACTAATAATAAAACTTTCATTACACCTAAATATAAACAAGAATGTTCTGTGATTAATAATCTAGATAGCAATATTGAATATTTTTCATCAGTTGAATACAAATATTATTCTAAAACAAGAAATTTTAAAACGCTAATTTCTTATCAAACTATTGATAATAGTGGCGATTTAATTCCTATTCCTTCAATTTATAATTTAAATTTATATGATAAATATAAAAAATTAGGAGAAGAAGAAAAAAATGTTCATTTTATTGGAACATTGGCTCAGTATAAAAATTTTTCTGTTTCTGATATTATAAAAAATGCATTAAACTTATTTAATAAAAAAATTAAACCTTTTCATAAAAAGCAACCAAAAACTGAGTTAAAAAAAAATAATATATTGAAAGTTATTTTTCTATGTAGATTTAATAAAAATATTGATTGGGTAAAAAAACTAGCTGATTCCGACTTAATAGATTATATCATTATTTTTAATTATGGTAAATTACTAACTAATTTTTCACATAAAAAAATTAAAATTAAAAATAAGATTGATAAAAATATTACTGTTGAACTATCATATACATTATATTTAATTGAAAATTACCATTCTCTGCCAAAATATATATGGTTTATTAATGAAAACTTACCTGAACTTAATAAAAATTTTAATAAAATTTTTGATATAAATATGTTTAATAATTATAAATATAAAAAATCATTTAATCTATCTTCCTTTAATGCAGAAAAAATGACTATTTTTGATATATCAGGATTAAATTTTAATAATTATTTGATAAACAAAAAAAATTTAAAATTTGCCGGACATAATTGCAATTTAAACTTGGATTTTTACAACAATCCAGATAATTTAGACATGGATTTATTATGTGAAAAATTCAATTTAAAAAAGGCTAAATATACGTTTATTAATTATTATTTTGGCAATTCTTTATTTGTTGACACGACAGTTTTTTATAATTATAAATTATCTTTTTTTGAAAATTGTATTTCAATTATAAATAAAAACGATAAATTTAAAAAATATTATAAATATATTTTTAGTTATTTGTTTTCAAACAATTCTATTGATGATATAACCGAGTATTATAAAAAATATATTGATTCTTCTTACAATATAGCATCATATGATGAAACAAAAAATATTCTTGACATTAATAATATAAATAACAAAAATTTTAATTTTATAGAAGATAATGCTTCTGTTTTATTTTTCAAAAAAAAAACAATAAAAACTATACCCCATTTAACATTTAAAACAAACGCAAAATATAACTGTAATAATTTAAAACAGGCAGAATATTTTTATAAGTTTGCTGTTTGGGATAAACCACTTGCAATTGTTATAAGAGGTCACGTTCAAAATTCTTTTGATAATAATTTACTCAAAAAATTTATTAAAAACGTACTTAAAATTGATAAAAGAATATATATTTTTATACACACTTGGAAAAAAAAATATCCTACTTATAAAAAAAATTTAAATGCTAACATTACAATAGATGCTATTAACAAATATTTTGGTAAAGATATTAATGAACGTATTAAAAAAATATTTATTTGTGATGAAACAAAGGAAAAGTTAATTGGTTCTATTAATGGAACAATTAACAATTTTCCAATATTATTTTGGAAATATATGTGGAAAGGTAAATATAAAATTATTAAATATCTATTTGATAATAAATATCCTATTACATTTAATATGCGATTTGATTTATTTGGTTCAAAAAATTCTTGGTCTAAGGGCATTAATGTTAGAAATTTATATAGCTATGTAAATAGAATATTTCTTAAAAAAAATTCCAAAATTTTAATATATTCTAATAAATCACAAGGCATTAGTGACCTCTATTATGGTCCAACTAATTTACTTTTAAAATTTATTGGAAAATTTTGTAATAATATGGATAATATTTTACAAAAATATAAAATAAAAAATAGAGAACTTATTTTTTATAAAGAACTATTGCTTTGTAACGAAGAAACAATAGATAAAAAAGAACCTGAGGCTAAAAAAGAACATGAGGCTAAAAAAGAACATGAGGCTAAAAAAGAATCTGAGGATAAAAAAGAATCTGTAAAACCTGTTTCTAACATATTAATAAGAAGACGACGCAATAAAAGGTCATTGTTATTCTAAGGCAATCTCTTTAACTCGCCCACAAATTCCAAATGTTTTTCTATGCCATTTGCTAATACCATGCTCTTTTATACCATCTATATGTTGTTTCGTTCCATAACCTTTATTTTTTCGTAAACAATAAAACTCATCCAAATAATCATATTTATCACAAATTTCTTCAATATATTTATCATGCTCTACCTTAGCAATTATTGATGCCGCAGCAATAGGAGTATATTTATTATCACCTCCCTCAATACAAGTATGTGATATTGCATCTCCATCATAAAATATTGGAAATGAATTTCCATCTACTAGTATATGTTCTGGTCTTACTTGTAATTTTTTTACTGCTTTATGCATTGTCAGATGAGTAGCTGATAATATATTATGTAAATCTATTTCACTTGCTGTAGCATGTTCACAACACCAATCAATCGCATAATCTTTAATATAATCATAAATCATTAACCTTTTCCTAGCTGATAGTTTCTTACTATCTTTTATTAACGAATGCTCTATACTATCATCTTGTGGTAATATAACAGCACCTACATAAACTCTTCCAAATAAAGGCCCTCTTCCTGCTTCATCGATACCAACTTCTAATACATCTTTATTAAAGTAAGGTAATAAACTCATTTTTATTATATAATTAATTTGTCATTTTAATTCAATTTATTATATATATTTAACATATATGGGAGCAGGACAATCTAAACAAACCCTTGAACTTAAGTCAGCTGCTAATTATTATGATGCAATAGCTGTTCATTATATACTTACACAAAATTTTAAAGATCTAAAAGCCCTCACTACCAAAGCTGGATGTGATAAACTTGTTATTTTAACAAAAAAAGTTCTCAAAAAATTCTTAACCACTAGTGAAATTACTTATTTAGCCCAAAGAGTTGAAAATGGCATTCCTAAAAATGCACTTAAAAAGGAAGAACTCACATTTATTAGACCTGTTACAAAAAGAGAATCACCAAAAAGAACCATTACTTCTTATACATATAAAGATGAAGATGGGGGTATGGGAACTTATCAATCTGAAAGTAAAAATATTTCTGTAAAAAGCAAAGGTAAACATAAAATGATGTCCATGGATGTTAAAAATAAAGAAAATAAAGACAGAATGTGCAAAGGAATTGCCAAGTTTTATGTTAAAATTGCACACCTTTATGCTGCTATGATGAAAAGTGTTAATCCATTATATAAATATACTGACTCTGCAGGAAAAGAACACGAAGTATCGCTTCTTAACAGAAATAAAATACCTAAGGGTGTAGATGTTACTTTAAGTGAAGTTAACTTATGTAATAGAAGAATTAATGCTTTAACAACACCACAGTCTGGAGAAGGTAAAATTACTGTAGGAACTAATTGTAGCATTAATAAAAAAACTAGGAAAAACAAATTTTCTTCTGATAGTTTTAGCGATCCTACCGAATGGGGTTCTAGCACAGTACTTGCTAGAACTTTAGGTGAAGAACCTGGTGTACAAAGTTTACTAGACCTTTATAAAGATGAATATAAATATCTAACTGGAGAGTGGGTTATTGGAATTAAAGGAGCTAAAAAACTGCAAAAAGATACCAAAACATTTTATAAAGCATTCACAGGAAAAACTGATAGAGATTACAAACAATGGAATCCTACAAAATCTGATCCAAGACAAATGAAAAATTTTACAACAATTCCATTAGTTGACTATCATAATCAACCTGAATGTCAAAAAGAAGGGGAAGGATGGAGACGTAAATATATCGGAGATTCAACAGAACCTTTATTTGCAAAATATGCTGAAAATTTAAAAACTATGTTAAAAAATGCTAATGATAGACAGAATAAACTACTTAAAAAATTAGATATAGTTTTTGATTGGTTTGATAAAGATGAACCACAAACTGGTGGAGGCATTGGTGATAATGCAAATATTAAAAATAAATATTTGGGATTACATAAAGACCTTACTGAACAAAAACTTGATAAAATTGTTAATGAGGTTAGAGATATTTTAGTTGAAATTTATTTAGGATGTGAAAGGGAATATAAAACTGGATTACAGCTATTTGAAGCGATTGTTACCTCTAGAACTTTAGAAAGAGATGCAAAAAGAAAAAAAGAACTTGAATCTAAAAGAGAAAGAAGTTTAGGAAGTGACCAAGATGACCCTAAAATTAAAGAACTCATTGATAAAGAAATTACACAGACTGTAAAAGAAAATATTACACAACCAGCGGTTGAATCTATGGAATCTTCTGAATCAAAAGAAAAAAAGGGAAAATTTCTTGGAGTTTTTTAATTGTGCGTATAACTATTCATTTAGCAAAAAAAAAATATTATGTTAATTTATAATGGCTAAAAGTAGAAAAGGAGGATCTCGCACTCGCAGAGGAGGACGCACACGCAAAGTCAGGGGTGGAAAGCGCAGCAGAACCACCACTGGCGGAAGAAAGAGAAGAAAGACAAACAAGAAGCGCAGACGCCGCAGACGTAAGTAAATAAAAAGTATTATATTTTATTTAAATAATATATAATGCCTAAGAGTCAAAATAATAAATTTAGGAAAAAAAGAAATAGAACATTTAAAAAAAAAAGAATGAAAGGTGGAAATAAGAAATCAAAAGAAGCTGGAACGCCTAAAACAAAACGGTGTCCTACGATGCTTGCTAAGTCTTGTTTGAAAGGTACCTTAAAAGATCCTATGTGTAAATCTGATGCCTGTGTTAAACAAATGAAACAATTGCCAGAATACAAAGAAAAAATGGGAAATAGACCATCCACATTACCACCCAGTGTTCCTAAAAATACAAAATTAGAAACTAAAATATCTGAATCTAAAAATAAAAAATTAGAAACTAAAATATCTGAATCTAAAAATAAAAAGATTAAAGACATTGCAACTCCAGTAGTTCCTGAACCTGTTGTAAAACAACCTGAAACTGCGATTGTTGCCCAACCTGAACCTGTTGTAAAACAACCTGAAACTGCTATTGTTGCTCAACCTGAACCTGTTGTAAAACAACCTGAAACTGCTATTGTTGCCCAACCTGAACCCGTTGTAAAACAACCTGAAACTGCTATTGTTGCCCAACCTGAACCTGTTGTAAAACAACCTGAAACTGCTATTGTTGCAAAATTATATGATGAAAAGAAAACCAAGAATGCGTGCATTGAAGTAGATTTGCACGCCAATAAAAGCTATTATATATCAAAAAATGCAAGTGGAAAAACCACTATACTTGATTCAGCTACAAACGAACCACCGCCTGGACAAACAGTTAATGATGCTGTTAAGGGTGGCGATGTAGAACTAGTTTATTATTATAATCCAAAAACAAGAAAAACTACTTATGACCCAGATGATCCTATATGTCAAACAGAAAATGTATCATATGAAGATAAATGTAAAACTGATTTTTGCCCATCTGGACACGAGGGAAGTTGGACTAGAAAATGTTATACTGGTTCGGTCAGAAAACATCATCCTGATAGAGGTGGCGATGCTGAAACATTCAAAAGACTTAAGGCTTGTCACGATAAATTAAGCAACGCTACTAAAGAAGTTAAAAAGGCTGAAGATGATGTTAAAGTTGCTAATGAAACACTTAATGATGCATTTGAAGAAAAAAAACAAACTGAATTAAAACTTGAAGATGTCAAACAACAAGAACAAGAAGCCAAACAAGAAATTTTACAACTAGAAGATGAATCTAAACCTGAACCTGCTGTTGTTACTACTGAACCTGCTGTTGAACCGAAAAATTGTGAAACTAAAAAAGATTGTGGAACTGATTTTTGCTTAACACCTATAGAGGGAGGTGAAG